TACTTTTCAGCAACCATTTCTATCTCCCGCTGTGGGAAGGACGGAAATCTCTGCCCTTCCACACTGCGACGGAGGGATAGAAAATTCATAAGAGAGCGAGCGTTGATAGTGACATAAGCAGATGAATAGATAGTTACTGGAAGAACCCCTCTAGCAACCTCTCTAGCCACTCCATGCCTAATCATCTCTTCATAGCCTAAATATGCCTCTTTACAGGTTCTCCTGTAATTAGCCATAGTTACAGCAATCTGCTCTGGACTACCTTCTTCAAAGGTATATGCCCCTGGCTTGCCAATCTGTAGAAGCTTTCTTTGATTGTCTGGGACATAGAACTCTGGTTCTAGAACTCTATAGCGACCAGACTCTTCGTTATAGGAAGCCATGCGATGTCGCATATGCTCTCTCCAAACAAAGATAGGAGCCTTTACATAGAAAGTAAAGACTGAGTGCTCAAATGGAGAGCCATGACGATCTCGCATTAAGTAGTTAATAAGACCCGCCTTTTTCTCAACTTGTTCCATAGAGAAACCAGAATGACGGTCTAGAGACCGTTCTCCTTGAGTTGAGACTCGAGCAGCAAAAACCACATCGTCGTCTGATGCACTGTGCTTTACTAGTTCCACTTTGACATCAGAACTGAATTTAAGATCGTCTGGGTACAATTACTTCTTCTCTCCTTTAAAGATCTTAAAGTTAGGAGCCTTTGGTACTAACTTATCAACCTTCTTCTTTTTGAAGACATTAACAAAAGCAGTCAGCAGAGCCCATACCAAAGTGAAGCCAATAAAGGCGACAATCAGTACTAACACCCAACCGACCATGAAAAGACTTAGTTGCCACGCTATTTCAAACGGGCGTTGCCAGTCTAGATCCATCTTTACCTCTTTCCTAGGGGAGTTTCCCCGTAATTAGTGTACAGACTTAGACTTAAGTATGTACGAGATTTATGCCAATGTCAACCTTTTTATAAGCTTCATATTGGACGATTTTTAAGATTTTAGGCGTACAACTTTAATTTATTAAGTTTTCTTTTATCTCTTTTAAAACTCTTTTGTGCATACCCGTTCTATGAAATCTATCGTAGAGCTCTTCCATACTTTGATGGGGTTTAGTGTGTTTATGGTCTAAACACGCATTTGTCTGGCTTTCTAAGTCAGGAGTAAGTTTGAATGGTTTAAACACTACTTTCTTTTCAGTATTAAACTTTAAGTAAGCTATAGGCTCATCCTCTTCTATAGTTATAGTGTCTACCCCTTCCCACAGCTGATAAATCAAAACGTAGGGCCTAAACCAAGAAGATATGTCAAAGCTAACAGCAGAGATAAAACCCTGCTGAGCTTGTTTAGTTTTGTGCATATATGGAGGGGTAATGGTTAAATCTAGAGGTTCCTCGCTAAAGAACATATAGGACAGGTCAAAATCAATAGCGTAGGCATTTTGCAGGGAAGATATTCTTTCTTTAAACCACCTACCGTACTTTTGACCTTCCCTAATAACACCTTCGCTGTCTAGTTTGATTTCTGCGCTAAAAGGAGCTTTTATTACAAACATGTTATGGGTTAGGGTATGAAGAGCCGAGCATGACTGATACTCTCCAGGATAAGGTTGCTCTACAGAAGGAGGTCGCTTAGGGTATCTAGCCCTTCTTCTTTGAATTTCACCCATGAGAGATTTAGGTTGGATATCTAGCAAAATCTGATGGTGCTGCTTGCTAAGGTGGGCATGAGGTGCCCAATACACCACTACTTCTTCTTCTTCAGTCTCTATCTCATTACTCATTCATCACACTCACAAGGGCCGTATGGGTTAAAACCACAGAACTGGCAGTTCATAGGCTCTTGGTGAGCTTTGCAGTAATAACGGAACTGATGCTCATCGCAACAAACAAAAAGCTCGTCAATGATGGTGTAGTAATTGTTCTTATCAATAACCCTACTCAACTGGATGCTCCTGTCTTTCTTTATAGTCTTTTGTCTCTTGTTTGGTCCAGTACTCCACATAGGCGTACCAATGGATAAGTTCGATAGTTACAGCCTTTGAGTAGTGACAGTAGTTAAAGCCAAAGCCCCAACTATCCCAAATCCCTGCTCCTACTAAAAACCTTCCAAATCTTTTGTTTTTACTTCTTATCTTTATTGTATCCCACATATATCTCCTTCCCACATTCGGCGCAGATGTAGGCCGACATATTGTCAAGACTAAAGTAGCAATGGCCAAAGATCAAGCATGTTAGCTTTTTAATTATTTGCATGTCTTTAGATGCCTAACTAAGGTCATATGAGCAAAGCCAGATCTGACCTCTATCTCTGCTTTGCAATTGGGGCAGATGACTGCCTTATTAACTGTTTTACTCATTTAGTTTTGGTGCTTTCTCTGTGCTGCTTTGCGAGAGCCAAAAGCTCTTGCGTTGTCCTGTGTGGGTAGTAGCCACTATCGTCAGTGTTCTTGATGTTCTTACTACCTATCAAAGCAAGTTTGACTGACTTCCTAATAGAGGTGTAGAGAGCGTATTCCAAAAACATATAGGTCCTTTCGTCGTTGGTCTTAGTCTACAGGTTCTATTGTATCTGTCAAGTCCATTTTTCCCGGCGCCCTTTCCGTTATAGGAGGGACGGGAAGAGAGGGGGAGAGGGTTGTGTGTTGTGTCTTTTTGCTGGCTCTCCAGCGTGCCATGCGCTGCCTTTTCTCCTCTAGGGAGAGATTGCGCTTGGCTTCTCGACTGCGCTCTCGTAAGCAGAGTTTGCAAAGGGCATATGGATATCCTTGCTTTTTTCGGAAAGTTGTGTTCTCTAGGGTTCTTGGGTGGCCATGACGACAGAGTTCGTTGAGAATGGGTATGCCAACATGCTCTTCTATTGAAAGTCTTATCCCTTTATTAATGGCATCTAAGTTGTTTGCAGCAACTGTGCCTAATGTTAGATGGCTTGGATTAACGCAAAGTTTGTTGTCGCATAGGTGCATCACCACAAGGTTTGAGTCTGGGAGATTTCCTTCGTTGTTTGCGAGCGCCCACGAAAATCTGTGTGCTGTGATGATTCGTTTTGGTGTGTAAGCAAAGGCTCCATACCCACTGCTTTGTTTAGCTGCTTGCCATTCCCAGCAAGATTTCTGGCTAGTCACTTGCACTTTGTTCCAGAAGCGATCAGCCCTAAGCTCTTCGTAGGTCCTTGCCATCGTCAGATGGTACATCGTCAAGGTTCTCTAGGTAGCGAACGTGAGTCCTGTGTCTATGACAATTTGAGCAGACAATCTCACACTTGGCTACCTCTTCTTTAACAATCTCTAAACTAACCACCTTGTTGGAGTATTGAGATATATTAAAACGCTTCTTGCCTCGAACATGGTCAAAGTCCATAATCCAATAAGGATAGGTGGAGCCACAGTCGGCGCAAGGAGTCTTGCTTTTTAAATCTTGTAGGTAGTCTGCTATCTCTTTCTTGTGTCTTCTGCGTCTGCTGTTTGTCTTTTCAATCTGACCCTCACCAAGGTGATATGAGACAGTGCCCTTTGAGCAACTGAGGGCTTTGGATATCTCGTTATAGGAGAAGCCTTCAGCGCTTAGACGAAGGATTTCATCCTTGTGCTTCATAGAATACAAGTTTGACACAGGTTCAAAATGTCTATTTTGTTTGAACTTAAGTGCGCTATGCAAGACTCGAACTTGCGACGACCAAATTATGAGTTTGGGGCTCTAACCGACTGAGCTAATAGCGCTTGGCGCCCTCGGCAGGGATCGAACCTGCGACGCAGACCTTAGAAGAGTCTCGCTCTATCCACTGAGCTACGAAGGCTTATATGTTTGCAGAAAGGGTTAAAGAAGGCAAAGAGCTCATGCTATTTAAATTAGTATGAGGAATTCTCCATTTTTTGCCATTGCTAAAAGGGACTTCAAACTCTGGGTTTTTACATTGTGAGCCATACATCCAACCTATTGCTTCGTAAGGTTCCGAGTGGTATTCCCTAGAAGGAAGTCTTTGTTTTTTGCTTTCTGGCCCTCCGACTATAAGAACATACATACTCTCTTCTTTATCTAAAAAGTTGTATCTTAAGGAAGGCTCTGTTTGTTTATTGATATATGTAAAGCAGTACTTAATCTCTACATCCTTTACATCTTCTTCTGTCCTCCATTTATTAACATGAGGGACGAAATCGTCTAGCCCGACCATGCGAGCAAAAGCTAGCTCTGACCCAGCTGCAATACAGTGTTGCCACATTTCCCAGATGTCGCCCTCTGAATAATTACGATTTGCTTGAGGATTTCCAAAGTAAGGTTTCTGCCTTAAATACCCAATTTCAGCGCAAACTGCTTCCTCTTCAGGGCTTAGGGTGTACTTCCATCTATTATTCTCTTCAATAAACATGTGGGGAGAATATCACTAAAACTCGATTTTCCGGGCGTCCACTCCGTTATAGGTGGAGGAGGCAGATTTTCCGGGGAGGGTTGTGTGTTTGGTGTGTGTTTTCTTTTGCAAAAGTAAGTATTTGTGTAAGATGTGAACATGTCATCAAATGAACCCTTAGTAGTCTATTGGACTCCTGGTGCTATTATAGATAAGTTTGAAAACGATAACTGGAACACTATGTATGGTTCTACTATCTATCCAGACCCTAAAAATCTCCATGCTGCTTTAATGAAAGAAAAGAACCCAGATAGAGGTCCAACTACTTTTATTTCGTGTCCTGCAGCTTTAAATACGTTTAGAAAGACTTTTATCTTTTATAACTCAAAAGCTTGTAAGTATGAATACGATCTAAGAAATATGGAAAAACCTCAGGTCAAACCTGAAGGTGATGATTATTTAAACTATGCTGTTAGAAGACCTCCAGCACTAATAGATAAACCAACCATTGAGTTCCAGCTTCGTTGGATATTCTTTTCTGAAGAGTCCTTAGAGATAGATATAACACCTCCAATGTTTAGTCAGCCTAAATACACTAGGTATGGAACTTGCGTACCTGGTCAGTACAATATTGGTCAATGGTATAGACCTTTTGTTTTTGAAATTCAAATGTGGGAACCACAGGGTAAGTTTGTGTTGGAAAAAGATGAACCTCTTTTCTATGCTACTTTCTTTACTGATAGACCTATTGTGTTGAAGCGCTATGTCTACACAGAAAAGCTAGATAGTATTAGCAAACATTTGATTGCTAGCACTACAAACGAGCCATTAGACAGTAGATACGATTTATTTAACAACACAAGTCAAAGAGAACTTATTCTTAAAAATATTAAAGAAAACTTACTTGAATAGCTATGACAACTATTATAGGAATACAAAGTAAAGGCTCTTGCCTACTAGCTGCTGACTCTCGTACTACCAATGAATATGGACGCCCGTACCATCACGAAAAGGTTGCAAAGCTAACTGAGCGTGGGGAATGGATTATTGCTGGTGCAGGAGATCCTCAAGCCTGTGACATCGTTCAGCATCTATGGGCTCCACCGAAACAAACAATTAAAGATGACTATAAATATATTGTCAGTAAGGCTGCTTTAAGTATTAGAGATTGCTTAAAGAAAAACGGATATGAAAGAGATAAATCTGATCCAGATGGAGGGTTTATTTTCTTAATAGCGTACAAAGGAACTCTTTATGAGATTGATGAAACCTTTACTGTATATATGAGAGATGATGGTTTCTATGGAATAGGTAGTGGGTCACGGTGGGCGCTTGGAGCTTTACAAGCTGGAGCTGACTGGAAGGTTGCTTTAGAGATAGCAGAGAAAAACGACATATACACTGGATCTCCTTTTACACATATCACTCAAAAAAGCTAACCTTAGGATACAATTACAAAATGAATCTATTTAAAAGGGTAATTAAGCCAAAGCCAGTAAAGATAAAGTTTTTAAATTCAAAGGCTATTGATGATGCTTATAAACCTCAGCCAGCAAGAAAAGATCTTCCATCTTGGTATAGGGATCAAGAAGCTTTTATGGGCGGTAAAAAAGGACTTATGAGGGATGCAAATACTGGAAATGCAACTATAAAAAGATGTGTACCTGTATTAGACATGTTAATGTCTGGCTACATACTTTACACTCCAGTAGATATATGGGTCAGCAACAATGAAAGGGGAGAGTATGGCTTTAACTGGAAAGGCTATGAAGTAATTGGCGACCACGATAAAGCTCAGCTAAAAAATCATCCTTATATTGATAGCAGCCCTAATAAACTCCCTAAAATTGTAAATCCGTGGTCTATCACTACTGAGCCTGGGTACTCATGTATGTTCATAAACCCTCCTCATAGAGAGTCTGTTTTTAGAATATTTGAAGGAATAGTAGATACTGATACATACAATATTCCAGTAAATCTTCCTTTTGTCTTTAATGATCCTCTTTTTCAAGGTTTAATCCCAGCAGGAACTCCTATGGCTTTAGTTATACCTTTTAAAAGAGATTCTTTTGAGTGTGTAGTAGAAACATTAAATGAAAGCAATGCTGACAGAATAGATAAGCAAAATACTACAATGATCAGTCACTACTACGACACTTACAGAAGACTTTTTTGGGCTGGTAAAGACTATAACTAAATTAAGTTTAGTTATCTTTTTTACAGGTACAGGTTACTTTTTTGCTTAACTTGTAGTGCTGTATAGCCATCCAAAGGTTCCATCCAAACATAACAATCATTAAAAACCACATAGCTTCCATGTCACTAATAGAAGAAGTGTCTACTGCTATGTGGTCTTTATGATCGTGATTCATTATTTAATTGCTTGGTGACATGTTGGGCAGACTTTTTCTTCTGCCTTAGCTGCTGGTGCTGACTTAGCAGCTCCTGCGCCCTTAAACTTTGGACGACCAAATCCAACAATAGAAATCATTTCTCCAGCCTTGTTCTTCTTAAACGCACGAAGTTTCTTTGAAACTTGTCCGCCATTTCGCTGGCTTCCCTTTTTATCTGGGCTGGTGTTTCCTTCGATACACCAAACAGTTCCATCTTCGTTGTCCTTGATGACAATGCCAACATGAGAAATTCTATCGACGCCATCTGCTGGGAAATCAAAATACGCAATATCTCCTGGCTCTGGATCTGCGATGTCTCCATCAATCCATGCACCAGACTTTTTAAATGCCTGTGCTCCACCTGGGGTATAAACAGTATTAGGAACTTTTACCCCGGCTTCGTTCGCACACCACATTACGAAACTTCCGCACCAAGGTTGGAAGTTAGCCTTTGTGTAAGCACCGTACTTTGTTTCGTTATCTTTAGGACCTTCGATAGTTCCTAACTCTGCTGTAGCAACTTCAATAAGACGAGCTGCTGTTCCTTGTTCGGCCATTGTTAGTCCTTATCCCAATCTGTATCAACTGGTTGTTGTTCTGGCATTTGTCCATCTGGTTTTGCAGCAAGACGAGCCATTGTTGCATCAATCTCTGCATCAACCTTCTTTTCTGCAATTTCAAGTTCAGATTCAAGTTTCTTATCTGCTTGAGTATTCTTGGCATCCATTTCCTTGTTCTGAAGTTGAGCTGACATAATGTCCTTAGCTCCAGAATTGCCAATCAAAATACCTGCAAGAGTTCCTGTAATAAATGTTGCAATGCTTCCTAGAACGTTAAAGAACATCTTGTCGTTCTCTGATTGAGCATTAATTGGTTGCGAGACAAAAAGTAGTCCATACAAAATGCCAATCGCTGTGCACAGCAAAATTACGCCAAGAATAATTCCAAGGGTAAACTTCAAACGAGAGTCAAGCTCTGCTTGAGAATATCTATATCTAGCCATTAGGTGTCGCTCCACTATCTGTTGTTGTCGTCTCGCCGTTAACGACTTCTTCTCCGACTAAGTCTACTGGACATGTGCCAGCTACAGTACAGACAGGCGGCTTGCATTCAGCATTTTCCCAATTGGCAGGATCTTGACATGGGTAGCGATATTGACCCTGATATCCACAAGAACTCAGCCCTAAGGCTAGGACTGTAGAACTTAAGAAGACTGCAAGCTTCTTCATATCTGTGCTCATTTCTCTTTTAGGAAGAGGACGCAAACCGGGGGTAACTATAACTCCTAAGGTATATGCGCCCTCTTCTAGTCAATTTTAAGAGAGAATATAAGGTTCTTTAACTACGCCTGTCGTACAGGAAAGTTCTCAGAGTCGTCTGCAAGGAGTTCTTCATCAATGGTTGAGGGCATTCTGTGTCCTACCTTGCGATGCTCCTCCAAGTGCTCCAACATGTCTTGGGTACGACGAGCTACAAAGCCAGTTTGCTCGAACCCTTCTTCTAGTGGACACATGCAGCAGTAAAGTGCAGGAAGCCCTGCGATGTTAGTTGCGAAGACATAAATGTCGTTTTCAAGCATTCGTGAATAAGCCATAGGGAGATTGTACATATAAGAAGTAAAAGGTCAATTTTCCGGGGGCACTTTCCGTTATAAATGGAGGGAGAGGGGGAAGATGTGGGAAGGGGTTTGTGTGTGGTGTGTTGGGCTAAATAACGGATTTACAGATAGCGTAGAGTATCTGTATGAGCGAAGAAGAAAACTCTGCTGAAGAGAACAATATAGATCATTTGGAGTTTGACAGCCCAACTCCTCTAGAGCAAGACGCTGCTCAGATGCATGAGATGTTCAAAGCTCTTACAAAAGCAGGATTTGAGGAGAGACAAGCTTTGATGCTTGTTGCCTTTTTAATTGAAGAAGCCCATGGGGAGGGTGGAGTCAATCTTTTCTTTGACGAAACTTTCTTTAAAGAAATGAATAGGGATGAAGAGGATGACGGACAGGACTCCTGAAGAAGAAGCCTTTGTAGCGATGCTCCTCGATTGGGGAGCTCTATATGTTGGCGGAGTAGATGATGATGGTAATGACCTGTATTTTATGAATGCAGGAGTAATGAAAGATGTTTGTCGTCCGTTTTACGATATGTGGATGGCAGATATTGATAAAGGGTTATTAGAGTTGTATGAGTTGGGTTTGTTAGATGTTACCTATGATGAAAATCTAACGCCAAGATTTAGTGTAAGAACTGAGCCTAGAGAAGATTAATCTTCTTTATCTTTTGGGATTAGTAAATCTAGCTCTTCCCACAGTTGTTTGATCTCAAGACTATCAAGTTTTTTCTTATAGTCTTCTGACTCTTTAAGGGTGTTTAGGTCTAGCTTCTTCTCTTTCATCTATCTTAAAGAAGATCAAACCAAGAAATAGAGCCAACAACGCTGCCAGTGCCAGATAAAGTTTTAGCTGCTATTACATATACATCGCTAATTGGGCCACCATTAGCTGACGGATTAGTTCTTCCAAGCTGTAAAGCAAAATTTGCTAACCCGTCAATATCAAGACCTACTGCAGCACTTTTTCCTGAAGCACCTGGAGAAGAGCTACCAGCCAAGAAATATTCGCCAACAACAGTTCCGCCAGTCATAGAAGTAGCTGTGTTATTGTATTCAACATTTGCATTTGAATGAGTTGACCAAGTTCCAGTAGTTATTTGATTAGGGTTTCTGATAAGAGAGATAACAAAGTTTGCATCTGTTATTGGAAGAGCAGAAAAGTTAGATGGAAGAATAACGGAGTCTTCTCGACCAGCTGCAAGTTTAATTGCTACAAGTGGATAGTAAGAAGTGCCAACCGATACAGCTGTGTCACGAGATGCTGTCCATGAGATTGACTGCTTTTGGTATCCACCATTTGAGATTACAGAAATACATATTTGTTTCATAGAGCTAGAGGATGTTGTCACTCCTGTGTTTTCTATTTCATATCTGCAAGGAAGTGAAGCTGTAGTCATATAAACACGATCAAGATGGTTTGCATGATTGAATTGATGAACTGGGATAAAGTATCCATCAATAGCAAAGCCCATTCGTACTGCGCCAACGCCTAGCCATTCTATTTCTGTAAATAAAATTTGAGCTTTTGAAAGATCAAGGGTGATGTCGCTTGGACCATTACCATCTAATGTGTCAATATTCCACTGAGACTGTGGAATTCTTGTTTCTACAATTTGACCAGTTGTGTAATCTCTTTTAACTAGGTTTACTGTTGTTCCATCTAACTCTAGATAAAAACCGTTATAGATGGAAAAATATCCTGCTCTTTGTCTGAGATTGGCTTTAGGAGGATTGAATACAAAAGTCTGAAGAATTTGAAGAGATTTGCCTGGTTGGTATGAAAAAACCTTTTTTGTTTCTCTATAGAGCTTGTCTCCAGAAGCAGTGCCAACTGTTAGTAAAGCGGTGCTTTGTTCTTGGACATGGGTAGCTGATGCTGTACCTGATGTGTAGTCACTGAAGTCACCGTTCTGGCTATACCTATGAGAAGCGTCAAAAAGAGTAAATCCCTCAGATACCTTGATTCTTCCAAAAACATCTGTTCGGAAGCTTGCATAGCCATGCTGAGCTACATTAGGAACTTTACCCTGTGCGTTGGTATTGGCCATATTAGATTAAGCCAAATTCATCCATGAGGATTCCTCTTGGCTTTGCTCCTGTGATTCTCTTAGTTTCTTTTCCATCTTCAAAAACAATAATGGTTGGGATACTACTAATCTTAAGCTCTGCAGTCAGACCCGAGTTTTCATCTGCATTAACCTTGTAAATGGTGATCTGCTCTGGAAAGTCCTCAGCTAAAGCTTCAAGGATAGGGGCAACCATTCTGCATGGGCCACACCATTCAGCCCAAAAGTCAACTACAACCTTGCCCTTAGATGTGAGCACATCTACTGCAAAGTTTTTGGATGAGGTTTCTTTTAGCACTTATCTATTTTACAGGTCTTTTCTTTGGTGATTAACGGAAGAAGGACTGTCATGGCCACAAGATCTTACATATTTAGACACATAACGAAGTATTTGTTCTGACTTCCAAGTAGGGTCAAAGTGCATCTTTTCTATCTCTGATGCAAGCTCTTCTACCCAAGCTTCATGCCCCCATCCAAACTTAGGCTCTAATAGTCTTTTAGCTGCACCACGAAAACTACTATCGGCTACCACGCCATTCTCCTTCTCTCTTTGATATTTAAGTATCATTCCAAGCCTAGGACTTAACATTTATAGCTTTTCTTGTCCCAGTAAAGGCGCTTATATCCTCCCCAAAAGAAATTGCGAATTGGGGTATTAATTTTTTCAATCTTGTCTGGATCATAAGGCATGATCTCTCTTTCCCAGCTCTCTCTTTTAAATGGGATCATTTGATAGAGAGGTGTTCCTTTTGGAATTACTCCTGAAAAACCTTGCTTTAGGTAGAAAGGTAGGTTTGATCTGATATTAGCGTGGGTATAAGAATCACTATCTACAATCCCAGTTGTAACTCGGAAAGGTAGATCTTCTCTGTTTAAAGGACTGGTGTACATCATGCTCCAACCTTTTGGAAGTTCTGGTGTCCAAGGTGGGTGGAAAGTAAATTCAACTGGGTAATACTCTTCTTTTGAAAATAAAGTTTGCACATTCAATCTAACGCTCACCATGTCGGGAGCTCCAGGAGTGTAGTAATTAAGTTTTTCTTCTCCGTTTTCATCTTTTACTATATTAAATGCCATGTCTTGCCATGACTCTTGAATATATCCTGTAGTAAAAGTATCAGCGAAAGGCATGCAATGTCTTATGGTCACGTTGGCTTTTCCAGTGTTAACATCAAACTCTGGCTTATTATTGTTGGTAGCAAATGAGGGAATAGTTTTGTACCACTCTGGCAGATATAGTCTGGCTGGTTGAGGTGGTGGAACTATTAAAGAAATTTGCTCACTTGAAGGATTAAATTTAACTTTCATTTGTTTTCCTCATTTCTTCCTCTAAGTCTTTCATTGACATAGTTTTATGTTCTACATCATTATTTTCGGAGTGCAGCTTGAAAGTTCTTCCTTCATTATTTGAATAGGCATCATAATTACGAATACTTTGCCAAATGTCGTCTCCAACCTTTACCCACTCCATAGGTTCATCTGTGAGAGGAGCTAGGTTTTCATAACGAATTAAACGAGTCAAAGTCTCTAAACAATGATCTGAAGCCTCTTCTGTTAAATTCATAGCGTTATATGCTTCAAGGACAGAAACATACCAGAGGGTAACCTTTGGGTCTTCTTTTATAAGACTTAACTCAACAATTGCATGTTTAGACATCGCCGATAAATTCGTGGGAATAACTCCACCTTTCGTTGTTGAGCGCCCACCTTGTTTTCTTTGTTTGCCCATCTGTCCTCCTCATGTGGTTCTTCGAAGTAGGTTTCCACTTCGGAGAGTTGTCTCTATATTCCCCTAGTCTAGGGTGTGAAGTCTTAGAAAAGAAACGCTTTCCATTCTCTATATAATGCTGAGCTACTGCTTCTGAGATGCGTGGCCCAAAACCAAAACCCTGATAATCAGGATGAACTACTAATCTATGTTCTCTAAAAGCTGCTTTAACCGTTCCTGACGGATAAGACATAACGGATGAGAAACCAACTACTTTTCCTTCCCAGACAGCCAAGTAGTTGTGTGAGGCTTTGTTGAGAGACTCGGAGAGATAGTGGTGCTTAGAGAAGTACTCCCAAATGGAGTTTGAGCAAGGATATATGTCGAGTACCAGTTGAGGTCGTTGAAGATACCTTCCCGAGGTCCACTCACCACGATCAGTATCAATTACCCAATCAGGTTCGAGGAACTCTAAAACATCTCTGTGGCAAGTGGCAATTGTTATTTGCTTAATCCCATTACGTCTTACATATCTAGCCATAGCAGTCGAGGCTGCCTTAGCAACATTTCTATCAACAACAGAGGTAAATTCATCAAGGACTGCTCCATCATGCAGGGAACGAGCCAGCCCTGCTCTAAACTGTTGTCCATTAGATAGAGATTGGAATGGCTTAGCCCACTCAGGAACGCTCATAAGACCTGCTGCTGATAATCGTTCTACTGCATCTTCTGGTGAGTCAAAGTGAGAGGCAATGGCTTTTTTAGAGTCCCATAAGATTGGAGTAGCTTTTCCAAATTCTTTAAGCAAAGTTGACTTACCTGTGCCTGAAGCTCCAACAATAACTCCTATTGAATAATCTTTAGGCAGATCTTTTGGAACTTCAAAAGGATAAAACTTCTCTGTGCCATCTGTCTGGTAGTCAAATGGACGAATGACTTCCCACAGCAAATCGTCCATTTGAACTACTGACTCGAGAGGTTTCCTTGCCCTCTCAAGACTAGTGTATTTAGTTGTGCTCATTCGTCAACAAGATTTTCTTTAATTAAGTTAAGCAATATCTTATGAGTTTTGCTGTTTTTAAATTGACTATATCTTTCTTCCCATGACGAGAAGAGTCCGAATGTAAACCTATAATCTCTACAGCTTGTACTAATAGATTGAATTTCTTTAGTAATTTTAAATCTCTTTAGAACAACTTTCTTGTCTGTCATAAATCTTGCATAAAACAAAGGATCATTTTTACTAATCTTAAACTCATCTACTCCTTGCCATAGCTGGAAGTCGCAGTTAACTTCTCTATACCAAGCTCCGATATTAAAGGTTCCACTAATAAAAGCTCCATAATCAGAGTAATCTGTCTTGTGAAAATATGGAGGAGTTACTTCTATCTGTAGATCTTCTTCACAAAAGAAAATATAAAACATATGATAAGAAAAAATATGCTGATTGTTTATACTAGGAAGTCTCTTAATTGCACCTGCAATGGTCTCTTCTCTTAAGCTTTCTGAAGCTTTTGATTCTGTATCTACTTTAAAATAACTTTCAACTTGATTGCGATAGACAAAAGTATTCTTGAACATGTCTGCGACAGCTGGGCAGTAAAGGTAATTATCGGATGCAGACTCTTTATTTCGTTGAGATTTGAACTCATCTAAACAATTTTCTGGATCTACATAAAGCATGTTCCAAGAAGGATAGACAACAGATAGAGGGATTGGCTCATTTTCATTCTTAGGATCTCTCATATACTTTGTGGTAGGCAGCAGAGAGTCGTAAGCAGGTGCCCAATAAACTATTATTTCTTCTTGCTTCTTCTTCATATGTAGATCATAGACTAAGACACGCCAAAAGTCCAGGGGCTGTCCATAATAATATAGGCTAGTATTCTTCTCGTGTGTGGATTAAAAACTATAATAAAGATTTAATTAAGGAGAAAAATGGCACTTCACAATCATTTATTATTAAATGGATATACAAACACGCCTCCTACAGATGAGGCAGAGACAATTGAGTGGATGCGTAAACTTGTAGACACTATTGGAATGAAAGTAATTCAAGGACCCTATGCTTCTTATGTAACTAAAGAAGGAAACAGAGGTCTGACTTGCGTAGTGATGATTGAGACTTCTCATATTGCTTTGCATGTGTGGGATGAAGAAGAGCCAGCTTTTATTCAATTTGATCTTTACACTTGTGGTCTACTTCCAGAAGGAATTATTATAGACAAACTAAGAGAAGAGCTAGGTTTGTTTGAGTCTAGTTATGTAGTTTTAGAAAGAAGTAGTGGTTTTGATGTTGTTAGTCAGAGAGATTTTTAATGGGAAGTAATGTTCCAGATAACACTATTGCTATCTTTTATAAAGAAGACTTCAATTTAAATGATAGACGTGTTGAAAAAATGGTCTACAAAGCTGAAGCAGACAGACTCTGGTTCCCTGAAGAGCTATATAAAATTAGCCCTATAGTGAAAGGGAACTCTTGTGGTTTTTTAGTTTCGGCTGAGTATGAGTTTAAAGTCCATTGGAACGGTGGGGATAGCGCTGACTCTATCTCTATAAACATACCAAATGAAGAAGCAAGAAAATATGGTCACCCAGATATTGTCTCAACTCTTGGTTCAGGAATTTTTACTGTAAACATTCCTTTTCTTCTTAAGACTCCTCCTAATGTAAATATCTTAACTATTAACCCTCCCAACTACATTCTTCCTTTATCTACAGTTATGACTAGTATGATAGAAAGTGATACTCTAAAAACTAACTTTACTTTCAACATTAAGATCCAAGTTCCTGACGCAGAGATTACTTTTCCTGCAGGACACCCGATTGGAGCGTTTATCCCAGTTCCAAAGCATTACATTGAGAACTTTGATTTAACCCCAGCTAACGAACTCTTTGACGATAAAACAATCAAAAAAGAACTTAAGAACTGTGCAGAAGCTGATGAGCTATATAATGCTAATATTTATGTAAAGGAAGGAAGTAAGTCAAGATGAAGTGCAGTAAATGCCAGTTTGAGCAGATGCCAAACAATATCAAAATACTAATCTCTCATGCTCAACAAGAGATTGTAGAAGGAAATTTTAAAGAGGTTCCAAAAGTAATATGGAGCGAAGGTCATTTTGTTCTTGTAGATACCGTTGAAGAAGGTCAACAAGAGTTTAAAATTGTTATTTATGATCCAAGACCTGAAGAAAAGTTTATTAACGAAGAATTACATGAAAAAGAAAAGCTTGAAGCTAGAATCTATGCAGCAAAAGAAGAAGCTGAAAAAGAAGAATTTAATAAGTTAATAGAAGATCACTCTTCTAAATAATCCATATCGTCATAGATCTCGTAAGCTTTTTCCATAAGAGCATCTTCATACTTCACAAAGTGATGACGGCAGAAAAATAAGTCGCCAGACTCGAATCTGACCATGTAAAACGCTTTTGCGTTGCAACTATCGCAACGGTCTTGTGGACCTATTGCTTTAATTGGTTCAATTGTCGCCGAAGAAGAGTCCATATAGCTCCTTACATGTTGGACAGATTGGGAACCTTTCTGGGTCCCTAGATGGAATCCATTTCTTTCCGCAAAGGGCAGTTACTTGGACACCCTCCACATAGGCTTTCATAGCTTCTTCTTTTGAAACATAGTGAGCAAAGCGGTCATGGTCTCCGTCTCCATGATCCAGCTCTGGTTGTGTATCGAGGTCTAGACCTCCGACTGCTTCGCTCATGCTTTAATTTTAGTCCTAATTGGTTGTAGTGATTTAAGTACTGTTTCTTTTGGCATAGAAGCTATATGAGAAGAAACATCCTTAGAGCCATAACTTACAAGAAAATCATCACCTTGTTCGCACAATCCAGCTGCAAACTCGACTCCCATATTCTCAAAAATAAAACCTCTACCAATCAAAGTAGGGACTTCTATCGTAAGGTGTCATCCAGTTCTTTTCTGGTCTAACCCCATCTATTCCTGGTAATTTTTTAAAAGACTCTATCGCATTAAGTTCTTTATTAAGACGACATATAGACATTCGAGCTACTTCTGTGTGACCCTTCTCCATAGTGACAGCTGAGAAGTGCCATGCGCCATTACGATAGAAAAGCTTTGGATCTTCAAGACCTCTACGAATTTCGCCTTCGCTCGATATGTTCTTTACGTCTAACTGTCTAACATTATTAAGTTTATAAGTTTTTGGATCAAGTTCAGCTATATAAATCTTACTTCTAATAAGACCTTCTACAACTACTTTATATTCGCCTTTTTCTGTAATAACATAGTTTCCAGAACGAAACATAGCAATGTATCCAGTTGATTTGTGATATCCAATGGATAGATTTGTAGCTGACCGCTCTCTTACTTCTGGGTCAGCCAAGCGTCTAACATTATGAATCTTTCCACCAAGCTGATGGACTGTTGGGTAGTCACGTTCTAATTTAGTCGACATAGATCACCTTAGGATATCTATCTACAACTCCACTTACTTTTTTAGATAGAGCAAATATGTTATCGCCTGTGTGTTGAAGTTTTATACCAACCTGCTCAAGACGAAGGCCAATTGAAATATTTGGTTCTTCAAATGAATCTTCAGTCCATGTTGATCCGTCAAACCCTGCAGCTTTAAGAACTGCTGCAAGTGAGTGAATGCTGTATTCATAGTTATGTCTATAGCGTGATCTGTCGTGACGATACTGCATGTAAAAGTATGGCTCAATGCCATTGATGATTTTATGTATTGCCCATGTGCTAGCGCAATTGGGGGTTGTAATTAAAAGGGTTCCTCCGACTTTAAGAACTCTATTCATCTCTGAAAGCATGTACATGGGGTCGACCTCCATGTGCTCAATAACTTCCGAGAGGAGTATGAAGTCGAAGGAATTATCGTCGAAGGGAAGAGGTTCGTCTTCAATATTGACGCGACCAACTTTCAGATTGATTGATTCATCTTGAAGTGTAAAAGTGTCTTCACCGAGTTTAGGTTTATCTAAGTTGAAATCTGTAACGGTTACATCTAACTCTGGTGCAAGCTTATTAAGAACAAGAGGGATTAGGGCTGTCGTTCCTACTTCTAGGAACTTTCCTTGAGGTTTCTGATCAAGAATGACTTGAAGTATTCTTGCCATGCGACGAGCGTGGCCATAGTGATATGAGTCAGTATCTTTGATAAGTGGCTCTATTGCTCCAACAATCTCTGGAGATATATCTTTATAAGTATCAAGAATCATTAGCTAAACACCTAGGAAATGCTTAACTAAAAAGGTAGCTGCTAAAAGCGTCCAGATAATGTTAAACCATATAATAGTTGGTAGTGTCTTAATAGTTGCTGACCATATGAGCAAGATGCTTGTTATAAATGCAAAAATATAAAGCCACCATATTGATATACCAAAAAGTAGACCAGGGATAATAATTAAAGCTTTTGTTGTAAAAGCAAGGAACTCGACTGTGTTTGGAATATTCCAATAAGCTTTTGTTTTCATTGTCTTTAATGCATTAATCCATTGAAAATGCTTGCGAATATTCCCGTCAAAGACTTCTGCATTTGTGAAGAAGTTTGGGTCTTTATAGTTTTTTACCATGTCTCAATCTCCCTCTTCATGTATCTAACAAATTTCTTATGATCAACGCACCACTCTTCAACTACTTCATCTTGTACTTTTTTCATAGTATTAAAGTTGTACTCTAAGTCTGGAAAAGTTACATTGTAGGGGAGAGATTCTTTTGAATGTTTATCTATATTAAACTGACCAATTCCTAAAGCAATTTGATACCAGTTCTCTGCTTGCCAGAAAAGATCACTAAAATCTGAAAAACAAAGCAGACGGTATTCTGATATATCAATAAGATCTTTTACTATCTCTGGGGCATTTTCTTTAGTGAACTTCTTCCAGAACTTTGTATCATCTCTTCCAGACATGTAGTGAAAGTAGATAAAAGCTAGTACATCTTCATTTAACATGCGGAACTTCTTATTAAAATCTTGAACTATTCTTTCGTCTATAGTGTGCAATGTTTCTGGTTTGGTAAGTACAAATGAAAGAGTAATGATTGACATCCAAATAGAAGTAGCCTCTAAAGGTTCTACAAATCCAGAACAAAGTCCTACGCTAATGACATTGTTGACCCAAGGTGTTTCGTAGTATCCAGGTTCAAAATTTATTACTCTAGGTACTTCAACCTTAGTTCCAAAATACTCTTCTGCTTCCTTCTGAGCTTCTTGTGAATTTATTAATGTGGAGTCAAAGACATAACCACAGCCGTAACGTTCTTGTAGAGGGATCTTCCAGATCCACCCATACTTCATAGCTATTGCTTCTGTGTGAGGTGGGATTGCTTCCTCTTCCATAGGAAGGAAGAAAGGAATTGCAGAGTTAACTGGTAGTTTATCTTTGTATGAGATCCACTTTGATTCAAACTTTTTAGGAAAGAATTTGTTGAATCCAGAGCAATCAAAGACAAAATCTGTTTCAATCACTGTTCCATCTTTTAGAACTAAAGTTTTTACATCTTTATTCTTATCTTGAGTAAAATCTTCAACAATCCCTTCTACAAGAGTAATCCCTCTTTCTATAGCTATAGCTTTTAGAGATCTTGCTAGACGCACTGCATCAAAGTGAAGAGCATAGTTAGAAATCTTTTCAAACTGCGCCACTGGATTTTCGCTTGATAAATCTTGTTTTCTTTTGTCGTACATAAAAGAAACTTTATTTTCTTTTGAAAGCTTTGCATGAAGATCATATTCTCTCTGATCTACTCCAAGATACGAGCCAGTCACATAAATTGACGGTACATCTTGTAAATATCTAGGCTCTTGTTGGTAGCCTTGAGTTGCAACATTTCCAAATGGTTTAAAAGAGTGATGGTAGAAATCATCGCTACCTTTGTTATTCCAGTTTGTGAATTTGATTGAAGTCTTTAGCGTTGCTCCTGCTTCTTTTAAGAAAGTAGATACTGGTATGTTTAGAATCTCTAGCAAGTCAACAAAATGAGGGGTAGAGCCTTCTCCAGCTCCTACAATGCCAATCTCTTCAGACTCTATAAGAGTAATCTTTTTTGTTGGCATTATGGTGTTTATATAAAGAGCAGCTAACCAACCTGCAGTTCCACCACCTAAAACACACACATTCTCTACAGAGCGAAGATTAGTTGTCATATTTTTTGCTCAATCCAAAGTTTAAAGTTAGGGTCATATGGGTTATTTTGATTAGATCCAACATATATCTGACCTGTTTCCATATCTAATAAAACATATTTTTCTGGTGCTTTTGTGATAACAGAAAGTTGGATAGGTGTAGCTAACTCTTCTACATCTTTATTTGGCCACTTAAAACTTACTTGATTGGCTGTTAACTTTCTATTTTTCTTCTTCATTGTTAACATCCCTATCATAAGTAACTAACCGCTCTATACCTGCTGATGATATAAGTTTTGAACAGCCTGGGCAAGGTGTGCCAGTTACATAAAGTGTTGAGCCTTGTAGCTCTTCCCACGATGCACGAATAATTGCATTTGCTTCAGAGTGTGTTGACCAACAAAGATCGTAGTCTCCCTTTGAATGTTCTGAGTCTGGATCTAAAGCACGAGGACACTGACCTGTTGTTCCACAAGAACGCTCATCACCTGCTGGAGTTCCGTTGTATCCAGTTGAAATAATCTTATGATTTTTAACAATAACTGTTCCATGTTGCGCTCGCACACAGTCTCCACGCAAGGAAACTGCAAGAGCGATGTTCATATAATAAACATCCCAGTCTGGTCTTTGAATCATTGTGTCAGCCTATCAATAAAATGGAGAGCAGTTTTAAGACATGCTCAGGTCTATGAATTTATTAACGTGACTTCTTTTTAGCCACTGCTTTCTTCTTTGCCTTCTTGACAGGGGCACTTTTCTTCTTAACTGTAGAAGCTTTCTTTTTAGCCACTGCTTTCTTGACTGGTTTCTTTTTAGCAACTGCCTTTTTCTTAGGAGCCTTACGTTCTAAAGGTGTTCCTTCAAAAATCTTTCCATCACCATCACGATCTACAGTCTTGTAGATGCGATCAGTAAGTGCAGCAATTTCTTTATTTTGTTTATCTTCTCGTAGAGCCCAGTAGCCAATTGCTACTGCCATTGCTCCTACAACGAGTATTACTAATTGGATGTCCATATATGTCCTTTTCTCGAGAATGAACTACAACAAAGGAATCCAGTGTTGCTCCCACGCAGTATACATGTGTGAGCCTGGAAAAACATCATAGGCTATGGTGATTCGTGGTCCTTCCCACTCCCAATCAGCCATAGCGTGAGGGTGACCTGTTTCGGAGAGAATGGCTCTATTATTCTTATTGACATTATCTACATAGTTTTCGCCAACTTTATAATGAGTTATAGATGGCTCTGCACTTACGCAATAGTAGCCATGAAATGTTGGGGCACCATTTTCAGCGTGATCGTGCCAGTTTAATTTTCCCTTATGAGAGTAGTTGATGTTGAACCAAGCTTGAGCGTGGTAGTACTGCTCTTCAAAATTAATTCCATAATATTCACAAGCTTCAACAGTCATGCTTTTAACAGCACGAAGAAGATTAAACATCTCTGGTAAATAAAACTGAAACGCATTAAATCGATACCACTCACTTGTAGTGATGCTATTGGTGTCTGGAAAAGCGTTGTAGTTTAGTTGAGGTCCTAATGGGATTTCACCATTTTGGATACGCTTAAACTGTTCTTGTAGATATGTAGACATAAGATCTAGATCATTATCTAAATGACGTTCAAAGAACTTATGAGGTTGTGGAGACCTGCTTTTTGATACTAGATGAGTAGTGTTGTCCATGCAGGAATACTACTGTATTAGCTTTTCCCTGCCCAACCGCCACCCCTAAAGATGACAGAAGTTTTACCAAAGAATTTTCTAGCATCGCTTTTACAGTCAGGACATGGTGCAGTTTGAGGTGCTTGACCAAAGGGGAATTGAAGATCGACTAATTTATTACAAACGTCGCATCTATACTCGTATGTACTCAAACTTAATACCTCTCTGCTTCAATATTTGATGTCTTTGTTCTTCAGTCATACCTCCCCAGACACCATATATCTCTGGGGTATTAAGAGCGTGATCTAAGCATTGCATCTTAACGGGACAAGTATTGCATATAGAGACGGCTTCTTTTTCTTTTTTAAGTTTCTCTTTCCCTCTTAGGTTGTGCTCTAAGAAAAACTTATTAGTCTCAATATTTCTACATGCTCCTTCATACTGCCACTCCCAGAGGGAGTGGACAGGTTTTAGGAATGTACTGACTGTTGGCACTTTACTCCCTTATGAATTTGATGTAATAAGTTTAATCTCGCAAGCATCTGTAGTGCAGTAAGCCTCGCCGATAGCATCTGCAGCAAGACCAGCATACACGCCAGAGAAGTCAATTGGGAACAACTTCATTGTATATTCCTCATACTCTTCTTTTGTAATCTGTGTGTATGGCATTTGAGGATATGTAAAGTTTCCAGATGGAAGGAATGAGACAGTCTTTAGCTGGCCATCATGCATATGCAAAACAGTTCCAACATGCTGACCTTCCTTCTCTGGATCAAATGAAATAGTTACAGATACAGAGTTATCAGACCAGTAGCGCTGTGCAGTTACTGCAAGTGCCATCTTCTCAAAGATAGTTACATCTTTCTCTGCACGCTCTGCCATTGACTCGATTGGGAAAAAGACAACAGAAGTTGTGTCTGGAGATTCTGATGCTGGCTCAATTCTGTAATTAGCAAGCTTGAAGAGTGGAAGCATTGGATCTGAGTTAGCAAAGCGAATAGCACGATTGAAGTACTTTCCACCTGGAGTCCAGTGAACTCCTGGAGATTCACCTGCAAGAATTGAAACGGTTCCTGATGGCTTAACGGTTGTGGTTTTGATTGACTCACGAATGCCTAGCCACTCTGAATAAGTTGTGTCGTAACCCTTTACAACTCCATAGCCTTGATTCATCCACTCTTTAAGAACTGGAAGTCCAATGCGATCTGCGAAGTTTGCAACACCAGAAACTGAGGTTCCAATTCGACGATTGCGTTGCATGATTGCGTTGGTCTCTTCCCAGTGGGTGGGAAGAAGTGTGACAGTCTTTGCATAGAGATAAGCAAACTTAAGTGTGCGCTTGAAATCTTCCATATCATCATGACGATTTAGATATGTTTCAACAAGAGTACACATTTCATATGACTCGAGTGATTGTTCAGCGCAAGGGTTGTAACCCATGATGCGATGGTCTTTGTTATTAGGTGGATCGATAAGGCGACCATACTTGCGTGATAGGTCAAGCCAAACAACGCCTGGTTCACCATTGAGTGCAATACCACTAACAATTCCTGATAGGTCTTGTCCAACTTCTGCTGCAACAGAGTTGTTAGACATCCAACCCCAACCTGGTGCATCTGGATCGTAAGAGTTGCGCTCTGGGAATACTTCTGCGTTCTTTAGATTAAGGAATGTTTCATCGCCTAATCTTCCGATAAGGAGTTCAGCAGAGCGACGAACATTGCCAGAAACAACGCAAACGCCAATGAGATTACCAATATCGGCGATATCAGTACGAGTGACTTTTTCATTTTCACGTCCATTAAATAACTTTCTAATGTAGTTGTGTAATTTGATAAGTGGATCTGGACCTGCAGCAGTTCCACCAAAAATTTTAATTGGTGCACCAGCTGGACGAACAAGTGAGTAATCAAATTCAAATGTTGGTTGATCTGGCTTCAAGTATGCATTGATAAGTTGTGCAGTTGTGTTGACCCAACCTTCACGAGAATCTTCAACAACAACAGTTACAACTTCATCCTTTGGCTTATAGATTGTGAAATCTTTATCTGCACCAAGGTCATCAAATCCAACGCCAACACCAAGCATTGATGCTTCCATTAAGAAAGCAAATGGTTTTGCTGGATCGTTCTTTGTCATCTCTCGTGTTGAAACGAAAGCGCAGTTTTGTAATGCTGCAGAGTTTTTCTGCTCGTTAACTAGTGGTGTTCCCATAACCCAAAGTCCACGTCCTGGCGGAGTCCACTTCAAATTAAATAAACGGTCAAATGCTTCTTTTGCAGAAGCTGCTGCACGAGTATCAGACCAAGGTAAACGATTAGTTTTGCAGTGATCTTTTTGAATTGAATACATGCCATTGATTACTCGCTCGCATACTTCAACCCAAGTCTCTTTAGTTCCATCCTCTTTTTTACGAGAGTATGTACGAAGAAAAGTAATTTCTCCTACAGAGTTTCCACCTGCATCTCTATAACCAAAAGGAGCTTTCTTATCCTTGTAGGTTGCTAAGAAGTCTTCAGACAACTTAAAAGAAAAAGTAAAAGACATTGCTGTGCTCCATTCAGTAAAAAGGGTTACAAATAAAGGTATATCGCGTTCTTGGATTACCCTAGGGTATTAAGTCTATCTTGTCTAGAAAAGCTCTTCTTGTAAAGTTCTGTCCACCGTATGAGATGGGACATCAAAAGTAAGCGCTTGTGCACACTGAAGCCCTGCAATAAACTCGTCAGGAAGTGCTTTAGATTTGCTTTCTTCAACTACATCTTGTATGAGGTTATAAATTTTCTGACGTATAGTAGATTCAATTTCTATTTTATGTTGCTCATAGTTATTCCAGTAAACAGCAACTTCAGACATTGTCTCTCCTAAATTAAATCAGTTGTCGGGTCCAAACCATCTTCGTCGAATAATACGTCTAGAGTTTCTGAGTGACAAGTGTGAAGCTCAACTAGAAGGTCATCTTTGTCACATTCTCCACACATGATGTGTGAAACTCTGTAGCCTAAACTTTCTAAGGCTTCAAATGCTTTATCGATATCCTTATCGGACATGTTGACCTGGACAACCTTGTACTGGACATCTAGGGTGTCCATTGTTTCCTTGATCTTCAACTCTTGGTTGACCGCAATATTTGCACTTGTCTTGCTTGTCTAATGGAAGCGGGTCAGACATTAATGGAATCCTCTCCAGTTATAAGCATCCCTGAAGGGAAGCTTGCTGCCCACCCTGCTAGGCACTCGGTTGAGTGAAAGTAGCGAATCTTATCAATTGCTCTTGGCCAATGAAGGGTAAGAGCTTTTGCTGGGTCGACAGTTTTATGTGTAGGGCAATTCTCCCACGAACAACTGACTTCTACTTGTGTCGACATAATCCAATAATAGTCCGATAATGTAATATGCGCCTTATGACGACACCCCACTATGACGTAGCAATTGCAACGCCCGGACATAGCATGAAGGCTGAATATGTTAAAAGTTTAGTACTTACCTGCAATGCTTTAGACAAGTTGGGTAAGTCTTATATCTTTCTAAACAAGTACTCATCCTTTGTGCCAAGTGCTCGAGAACTTACTGCAACGGACACTTACAGTCATAACTGGGAAACTCGGGTTATTGGTTCCGGGGCCTTCAGCTGCAGAAAAATCTTCTGGATCGATTCAGACATTGAATGGGAAGTTGATGACTTCATCAAGCTGCTGGACTCACCCCTAGATATTATTTCCGGGCTTTACCAGACGCATCCTGATGGAACTGTGGCTGTGAACAAGTTAGATGAAAAGGGTCGCCCTAAGAAGGTCAATAGGAGCGAGTTCATGTTAGATGTTGAACCCCTAGAGGTAGGGGGAGTTGGGTTTGGTTTTGTGGCGATGAAAGCCGAGGTTTTTGAAAACACCCCTAGGCCGTGGTTTTTGATAGATAGGGTCAAATGGGACGAAGTGGACTTTGAGTGCAATGTGGGGGAGGATTACTCTTTCTGCAATAATGTCAGGAAAGCTGGGTACAAGGTTATGGTTGACCCTATGGTCAGGGTCAAGCACCATAAGGAAACTATCTATCTACCATAAATTATAAATTATATGACTATAGCCGACTATAGTTGACTTTTTTCATTTTTGGGTGTAAAAATGGGCAATTAATAAAAACGGAAAAAAGAGGGGAAAAAAGCTGTTAAAAACATGCGGTCAGAAAAAATTAAATATTTTGAAAGGTTTATTGCTACCGCATGATTATAAAATTATATACTATATATTGTATACTTGATTATGGTTTTACATCGCGTGTATGCGTGCTCTACGGACCTATCAAAATTCATAATCGTGTATACTCTATATAATTTCTGTATAGTGTATAGTGATATAATCTTGACAGATATTATCGCTTGACTATAAACTATATCTGCTATAGATTTATTGTAACGAAGGAGAGACGATGGACGAAGTTGAAAAAAGACTTTGGCTCTTAGAAAAAGAGATCAAAGCTTTTGGAAAGAAGATTGATCTTTTATCGAAGTTAGTTACTTCTTTGAAAGCAGATGTTGAAGTCTTACTAAGTGTTCAAAAGACATGGAAGGAGTTGGTTGCTGATGTGGTGGAAGATAGATCAGGGAAGTGATATAAAAAATCATCTTAAACTGGTTAGCCATTTAACTGATGATGAATTGGCTGATGCCATGGAATTTGAAGTTATTCAATCAGCAGCAGTTGGTTTATTGAAACGGTGGTTCCCTAAAAAAGTTCCAACGGATATAGAAAAGTGGGCTGAGATTGCTTACGAAGATGTTGTGGCAGTTCTCAAAGAACTTAACGAAGATGGGTATGTAATAATCAAAAACGACGAAAGGACAGACAAATGACAATGAGCTTGACTATTTTAGATCTGGCTTTGATAGGAGCAACGACTGGATTAACCACTCTTGCTTCGATGTATTTCACAATGCTCCTGATGAAGCGTAATGCGACAAGGCGCAAGATGATTGTTATGGAAGAGATGTTTAGCCAGATGCATGACAAGGCTCAGACTGAGGCAGAGTTCTCAGAGATTGTTGAAAGACTAAAAGAGCAGAGAGGTGGCTTTAATGAGTAATCCAGCTTTAGATGCTTTGGCTGCTATGGGTCTTGATCCCCAAGAGATTGACACCCATGATAAGTCAGTAGTTAATCGACTTGGAGTTGATCGACGAATCTGTATCTGTGGACATGCAATGGATAGGCACAAGGTCAAGTCCACTATTGGTACAGACAATGTGATACCTATCTTGAAAAACAACGATACAACAGTCCCATTCTCTTGTACCCCGAATGCACAGAGTTGTAGTTGTCGAAGATTGATCCCTGTCCTTGAGGTCTCAAACACCAAGTACTTTCTAAAGAAAACAACTGGTTCAGGTGAGCTCCATGCTTTGACCAGAGGTATTAGGGCTTTATCTAAAATCAAAGACCATACAATGAATTGGCTAGTAGAACCCACTTGTCTTCTCTGTGGATGCACAGGTGTCCATGAAAGAATCGTCCCTGCTGTTTTCAATTCAGATAAGACCCTAAAGCAGACAGAAGGGTCAATTGGCTACGATGACTTTATCTGTCAGAAATGTAGAGTTGCCTCATGAGTGAATTAGACAAAACCTTCCAAGAAACTATCTTTAATACTTTGGCTACCTTGCTTGCCCAAAACAAGTTCGATACCGACACTCAACTCGATATCTACTTGGCTATGAAAAAAGCAGCAATGGATTTGCAGGAAAGTCAAATTCAAAAAATTAAAGACAAGATCGACACTTGGGAGTCTATGTATGGTCAAGCAGACACAAGTCTTTACACCTTAGGACTACGCCATGCTCTAGATATAATAAAAGGTGAGATCGCAACTAACAACAACGGTTTCAATGACAAGCCATACGAGGATGGTCAAGAGTTTAAGTTAGATGAGATTATGTAAATGAATTTTAAATTTAAGAAAACAAAAGAGGAGCTAAGGCGACTTTTGGAACTCCGAAGGTCGTCTGCTTCTCGCCCTGTCGAGTCCAAAAAGAAATACAAGAGAAAACAAAAACACCCTAAGCAAGAAGACTTTTAGAGAATCCAGGAAGCACTTTTTTAGACATATTTTTAACTTTTTCGTACAACTTTTTCTATAATGAAACAGGTCTTTAAAACTAATAAAACACGCTCAAAATCCTATTTTTGTTTATAAAAGCGTCAGACCCTAACTGTTTCAAACAACTTTTCCAAAAAAACTTTCCAACATCAAACCTGTGCGATTATGTGTATCACGGGATGAAGTTTTTTCCCCCCGTAGAAACGAGTTCTTGGATGAACAAAGCAATGATCGAGTCGTATGTTCGTAACCTTGCAGGTCAAGTCATTGGCGCAGTAATGATCGTCATGCAGACTTCAGGTATCGCATCACCACTCGAGTTCGGTTCAGGTGAATGGCTCCTAGTAGCCAACGCTCTCTGGGCCTCACTAATCCCAACGGCACTCCGCTGGGTTAATAAGAAAGACCCTGCTTTTGGCAGAATCGCTGAAGGCATCGCAAAAGAGGCAGGGAAAAAACTAGCAGCTGAAGCTGCAAAGAAAAGCAAGACAAAGTAGTGAATCAGCCTAGGGGGATTTTTTCCCCCTAGGTTTTTTCCCCCCATTGAAAGGAACACCTTGAACACAGAACACATTGATGTGACTACACATGATTTTCCCCCTGGCGTAGATAGCATCGACCAAAAGATCAACTTCATCAGAGACGAGATTCATCGTTTCGAAAACGAAGCGCCACAGGTACACAACCTAACTCTCCAAGCCACAGACAGATCTCTCCAACTTGGCCCAGACAAAATTGTGGAAAACCTCAAAATTATTTTAAGGAAGCTAGAAGAACAGCAGCCATAACCAATGTCAAATGATATGTCCCCCTTCCTCGAAGAGGAGCTGGACGATACCCCGGAAAATATAATTCCTATTATAGAAACTCCATATGACCGTAGACCCAATCTAGAGGAACTCGGCATCATAGAAATCGAACGGGGTATTTGCCAAGACACATTTGAGAACCGTGCCATCTTGAGACGGTCAATGTTGAAATGGTCTCCAGTCTTTGACGACCAGACTGGCGCTGCCACAAATCTTATTATTGCTCGCTCCATCGAACAAGATAAAGAGCGAGCGCTCATCAGCATCAATAACAAACGGCAGCTGTTGTCAGATCCCGGAAATGTGAATTCTGATTTCCTGACGGGCCTCGATCTCCTCCTCGATGACGATGCCCAAAAGATTGCACCCCCTTGGGTAATTGGGGCAACCCGCAACTGGCTCAAGGAACAGGAAGAAGGCGGCCCGAAATCTGTAAAGCGAGCGCCACTTGGATTGCCAGGCAGATGCCGTATGACCAAGACGGATGGAACCAGATGCCAACTGTGGAACAGTGGTCGAATCAAAGATGACGGTTTGTGTCGTATCCACTTGGGCTCAACAAGACGGACGGCAAACAACGTTGAGATTGCTCGGCAAAAAATAAGTCAGGCTTCCACCTACGCAGTGGATGTCCTTGAGGAACTAATGGAGACCGCCATCTCCGAACCAGTCAAACTAAAAGCGGCTACAGAAATCTTAGACCGTGCTGGTGTTCGAGGCGGCATGGAACTGAACATAGATATTAAAAACACAGAGCGCTCACCAGCAGAGATTCTTGCGGAACGGCTGGCCAGACTCGAAGCTGTCGCCGCGGAACGAACAACTCAACTTACGGCAGACGGCGTGCAGGTAACAGAAGTTTATGCAATCACAGATGTAACACCCAAACCAGAAGACGGATCGGATCCAGATGCCAGGAACTAACAACTTAGAAAAGCTTGATGAGCTAGCGGCCCGCCTTCAGGAGGATATTGTTTTAGCAAAATCCCGTGAGGAACACATCCGTTTAACGGCTCGGGCTAATGAGGCTCGCCAAATAGTAGACGGTATGAAAACAGAACTTGGGATTCCCCTCTACGATTTTGACGAAGTAACTTTCAACTAAGCGGCGTGGGATAAGCGCTCGCAAAATATATAACGGTTTGGTAACGAGCTCAGGATCCATATCGTGAAACGGTGTTGTTAGTTCCGGGATGTAGCTAGCTGCAGATCCACAATCGCCTGTGGATAAACGGACAGACTTAGAATTAACCCTGTACGACTAGTGCGAAGTAATGAACAGTAAGTACAACGGGTACACAAGGAACAACGGGACCAATGGGTCCACATCCTGGAAATGAGAATGTCAGCCGCAGCAATGATCACACTGGAGCTGTAGATCCATCTGTCTTTATTAGTTCCGGGAAGAGCCCTCTTCGCAAATCGGACAAATGCCCGGCACGAGGTACCCAGGCCACCTGGAAATAACAAGATGTCCGCGGCGAGCGCAGCTGCAGATCCGATGCCCGGAAATTACATTGTTCGTGGTCCAGGGCCGGGATGGTCTTCTTGAGGGATTCCAAAGTTGAGTCGGGTTGGCTCAACGTTATGAAGACGGGTCCGTTGTCTTCTTTTTAAATTGTTAGTTCCAGGTCTACAGCTCAAGCTGACATCAACGGTGGCGGTGGTGGCGGAGGAGGCGTGCCCGCATCAAGCCCGGAAAATATAATGTAAGCGGCAGCCGCGGATCGAAGACGGGCGTCCCCCGGAAATAACACGGCGTGTTTGGGTTGACAGCTGGGACCGATCCGCACCCGGAAAAAAGAACGGCAAGTTACCGAGGAGTAGCTGCAGCTGTCGTTGAAACTTCAACTACTTGTAAGTTCCAGGCGGCATGCTAAGGAAGGGGGAAAAAATTAACGGTGAGGTTATTGAAATAGCGGCGTGGGATGGGTAGGGTTATATATACAAACGGATAGAGAAGGAGTGACGACATGCAAACATTCTTGCCATACGCAGAGTTCGAACGGAGTGCACAGGTACTGGACTATCGCAGACTGGGGAAGCAACGGGTAGAGACGTGGCAATTGATAAGAGCAATCAACGGTGAGACCAGAGGGTGGAGGAATCATCCTGCAGCAGTGATGTGGAGGGACCACGTCCCAGCGCTCGCACTGTATGGAAAAGTTATTTGTGAGGAATGGATTCGAAGAGGGTACAACGATTCGATGCTGCCACGATTTGAATTAATACTTTCCGGGCACAGCGAGGATCTGCAGCTGCCATCTTGGTTGGGAAATGAAAACTTCCACGTCTCACACCAAAGCAACTTGATTCGCAAATTCCCAGAGCACTACAGAATGCATTGGCCAGAGGTACCCGAAGATTTGCCATACATATGGCCGGGAAGTGAAAACGTTCTGGCAGCCTGACAGCTGTAAAAGATCTTAAGTTTTTATTTCCAGGCCAGGGCCCCAGGAGCTCGACTCACGAGTCGACGTCAATACTTGACATCTGCCCTGAAGATAGTTATATAATAAATTCACTAGGGAACCCTAGGGTTTTAAATGACGAAAGGACCACCATGGGTCAATACCATGTACTCGTTAACTACGATAAGAAAGAAGTTGTTACACCACACGAACTCGGCTTGGGTCTCAAGCAATGGGAACACATTGGATTTGAAGGCGGCACGCTTGCAGATGCGCTGTACATCTTGACGATGACCAGTCCAGCTCGAGGCGGCGGGGACCTACCTGAGACTGCAATTTCCGGGAGATGGGCTGGAGACCGTTGTTTCGTTTACGGTGACTACACCGAGGCAAGTGATTTGCCAGACGGTATGTACGAATCGCTTACAGGCAAACTCGAGAAGTTTGAGGAAATCGGCTCGCTCGTTGCAACGGAGATGGGAAAAGTTTTTGATTTCACGATGAGCGGCGAGGGATGGAAGCACCGCATTAAAAACGGAACGGGTGCTGAAGTCTAACCCGGAAAAAAGAATTCAGGCTCGTCTTTAAGCTGCGTCTGTGAACGGGCAAGACGGCCTGACTATAGGAGGCTAGACCTGCAGGGTCGCTAACGGTTAGCGCTTTGTGTAGCAGGTCTGGTCTCCTTAATTTTTATATTACTAACGGAGAGGAAAAAAGGAATGAGAAAAATAATTACAAAAATAGAATTTGAATTTGACGAAGCTGTGATGCTCGAGGACCCGGAAAATACAATGACGGATGAGGACCTGCTGCAGCACGCTGCCACTTGCTTCACGGAAGACATTGAGCAAATGGTGAAGTACAACGAACTCTTCCAACTTGCGCTCGCCCAAACAAGATTCGTTCAGGTTGAGGAATTACAGCAGTGATGTCCAGGCCAGGAAATAACAAATCCAGATGGGACACCAGAAGAAGGTCATCAGCCCGGAACTTAGATTGTTCGCGTTATTTTAAGCGTTTTACTTTTGAGCGTAAATCCACCTGAAGGTGCAGGACCCCGGAGTGGAAATGAAAACTTCTTATAGAAAGAGAAACTCCTGACCTAGGTGTTCTTGCGCTGTTAAAATAATCTATGATAGGTTTTCACTGCTACACCAAACAAATGACGAAAGGGAAACAAAATGCCAAATTGGTGCGAAAACACAATCAGCATTAGTGGGAACGCTGGTTCAATTAAAAATCTAAAAGAGTTTGTTGGCAGACCAATAGATAGACAAGATGAAAAGATAGAAGAACCTATCTACTCACTTGCCAACATTATGCCTTCAACTCCTGATGCTCCCCCAATACTGGGCGAGGCTTCTAAGAGCACAGGTCATGAGGATTGGTATCACAACAACATAAACTCTTGGGGAACTAAGTGGGATGTGGCTGGCAATGTCTTTATGAACGACTACAAAGAAGGCGACGAGTTTATAGGTTATACATTTGACTCGGCTTGGTCTCCACCAACACCAACAACACGGGCACTGTCAGAGATTTTCCCGGAACTAACTATTGAACATAAGTATTATGAATCTGGTTGTGATTTCTGGGGTATTGAAACTTACAAGGCTGGCGAGTTGGTATCCGAGGAAGGTGGCGAGTTAAGCCACACCGCTTGGGAACGGCTAGAGATAGACTGTTATCAGTGCGAACAATACGGAAACGAACCCGAGGAGTATGAAGAGTATCTTTACTCGGACTGCCCACCAGCAATAGAGTTAGCGAAAAAGACAGGCGTGGTATCGGTATGACGGCGAGGGGTAGGGGGAAAAACCTACCCACTCAACGGCAAGAGGAGTTTGGATCCAGGCCAGATGCCCGGAAATAAAAACTTAGAAACGAGAGACAGCTTGCAAATACAACCGCTAGACTAACGGCTAGAGAAAGAGAGGACACCAATGGGTCGCATACATTATTTTGACATTGACGGGAACTACGGGAACGCCAATCAAATAACTCTTGTAGGAACAGAGAACTGGATACACGAGGACTTCCTATTAGTTCGTGAAGCCAAAGATGAGGAACGCTATCTAGTTGCTCGTCTTGTATCGGATTGGATTACAGAAGGACGAGATACCAAGAAATATAAAAAGGAATTTAAGAAGTATGGATTAAAACCACATACTGCTACTGAACCTGCCCAAGAACTTCCACCACAGTTAAAAGAGATAGACATGAACTAATAAGATAAGTTCCTATACATATAGATTTCTGCCCTTACGATTTTACTCGTCATTTTATCGTGAGGGCAGAACCTTTTTCCCCCTTCTTATGTAGAAAAAATAAATTGCGACACAACTTGCTTATATGATGAAAACTGCTAGAATTGACCCAACACCGAGTTCGTAGGGAACTTGGTAAATGACGAAACGAGATACCAATGCTAGACAAAGAAAAACCAATTCAGGGTGTTTCTGTTTATGCCGAGTTTGTAAAACCGGGATACAGAACAGAAATGTTTATTACTCCTGACGGATATACCCCGACAGGTGAGATAGTTCCTGCCAAGATTTATCGCAGGGTCGTATCAAAGGACAAGCCAAAGAAGTTATGGCAACAGACCACAGTTCAGTTCGCAGATGATATTGCGACAGTTGGTGGCTACAAGGATTTATCTGATGTTGCTCTCAAAGACCAATATGTTTCTAAGCGTTTAGAACACCTACAAGCCATATTCGCTGGTTTGGTATCAGGTGAGTGGGAAATGAAAAATGACCCATTTCTAATAGAAACTTCTCAAAATGATTTGATTGAGATTGGCAAAAGTGAAACACCAGTAAAAGTAATTTATCGTATCAACCAAAGCAGAAAAGCACTTGGCTTTCCTGTTGAGATTGCTTAGGGGGCAATAAAAATGGATACAATTATCAAAGACAAATTGGCAGAACTAAGAGGCGATTTTTGGACTATCGTTTCTGATTGCTTGGCTCAAAGTGTCCATGAGGATACTTCTTTGCGACTTGGCGCAAAGGTGTTGCCTAGTGGTCGTTGCGTTGAGCGAGCAAGTGGCGACAAGAGAAAAGCAAGAGAGCGAGTTAGTGCTATGACCCCTAGTGGTGTTGAGGTTGAGAACCTAAGTGCTGATGAGTTTTATGTTCGTCCTAATGGACAAAAGTATTTCACTCGCCAATGGGGAGTTCATACTGATGTAGCAGTTCTACGCAAAGCAAGAGAAGCAACTAAAAAATACTTCACAGAGGGCGTTGGTTCTCCACAGTTCGCATTTTTCTATGGAGTTCCGGGAACAGGTAAAACTGCTTTGGTAGAAGCAAGTTTTTGAACCCTGATAGGGGAACTATCAAAGTCCATGAAAACTTTTATGTAATTTCTGCTACCAACCCTAACGCTCCGGGAGTTCGCATGAGCGAAGCGTTGCTATCTCGTTTCCAAATCCAAGCAGAACTAACAACTGATTGGTCGTTGGCAAAGAAGTTAGGTGTTCCAGCGACAATGGTTAGCGTTGCTCAAAATCTTTACAAGCGCACACAAGGCGATAGTGCTGAAATCTCATGGTCGCCACAAATGCGTGAGTTGCTAGGTTTCAGAGATACAAGTGAAATCTTTGGAACAGAGTTTGCTATCTCTAATCTAATTGCGAGCGCACCTGAATTAGATAGAGATGTTGTTGTTGATGTTATTGCTCGTGCCTTTGGCGCAGAGCATAAGCCAGCGAAAATCTAGGTTTTCCCTAGAACCTAGTTGTTGGCTAGGAAGTGGGGGATTGGTGTTGGTATCCCAACCCCCACTACTCCTACATATAAAGAGAGAAAAAAGATTTTTTCCCCCTTCATATATAGACAAAATAAAAATAAAAATGATATGATATTTCCACAAGGACACACGATTAGAAAAGGACACAGGACATGGCACATATCAAGCCACAGGAACTAAGTCGTTCCAAGATAAAGACACCTAGCGATTGGCTAGGAGTTGGCTATGAAATTACTCAATTAGTAAATCTTTGGTCTGATAGAACAGACCTAGTTGCTTTGCTAGGAACAGAAGCAGGTCAAGGCGCACCTGCTTGCTATCTACCTGCTCTCGCAGAAGTAGAAGTAAATACAAAAGAAGCCTTTGGTGAAATCACTACACCTAACATGATTGACGACTTGACTAAAAGAAAGAACCAATACGAGTTTGCTAAGGCAGTTGGCGCAATTCGCCATGAGGCATACCACGCAAAGTTTTCAGCATGGGATATTCCACTCGCAGGTAAGACACTAAAGCAAGATGAGTTTGAGGCTTTGATGTTGCTAGAGGAAGGTCGCATAGAAGCGTGGGGTATCAAGACCCACCCTGACGCAAAAGTTTTTCTACGAGCAAGTGCTATGGGTTTGATTAGCAAGAATTATCGCAGGGTCGCTTGATGAACTCCAAGCCTTTGATTTAGTAGATAAGGTCAATGGCATTTTAGGTTCTGACCTAGTTATGAAACTAAAGGAAATTATTTACCAATTCCAAGACCACGCAATTCATACTGATATTTCTGCTTGCTACCCACTAGCGATTGAGTGGGCGAGATTAGTTCGTGAGAAGGCAGAGGAAGCAGGGGAACAACCAACTAAAGAGGAACAAGAAGCGTTTGCTGAAATGATGAGCGACTTACTTGGTGAAATGAAAGAAAACATTTCTATCTCTAATGCCAATGAGTTATCAGAGCAGAAGCAATCAGAGGACATGAAAGAGAGCGCAACTGCTAAAGCCAATACTTCTAAAGAGCAAAAGAAAAATGAGGAAATTGCTCGTCAAGTATTCTCAAAGAGTTCAGGTCCGGGAGAGGCAAGCACTCGCTCACAGTTGATTGAGAAGCGAAGCCCAAATGGTAAAGAGCGCAATAGCGCAGTAAAAATTGCTAGGGCTTTGGATAGAGCAAAGTATCGTGAGCGTGGTGTGATTGAGATTGGAAGTGTTATCCCACCGGGAAAACTAAACACTCGCAAAATTATTCAGGCAAAGGCTTTGGAACAAAAAGGTATCTTTACTCAACCAAAGGCTTTCACAAAGAAAGTTCGTAAGCACACAGACGAACCTGAATTATCAGTTGGCGTAATGGTTGATATATCAGGCTCAATGAGTTCTGCTATGAACCCAATGGCTTCTACTGCTTGGATTATGGGTGAGGCAGTTCGCCGAGTTCAGGGTCGTTGCGCTATGGTTTATTATGGTTCAGATGTTTTCCCAACTCTCAAAGTTGGACAACGCCTAAAAGATGTAAATGTTTATTCTGCCCCTGACGGAACTGAAAAGTTTGATAGAGCCTTTCGTGCTTTGGACGGCGCACTCAATCTGCTCAATGGTGAGGGCGCAAGATTATTGGTCGTTGTATCTGACGGACACTACACAAGTGAGGAAATGGAAAGCGCAAAGGCGTGGGTTGCTCGTTGCTCAAAGAACGGCGTAGCAGTTCTATGGTTGCCAATCGGAGATAACGGCGCAACCGCAAAGCATATTTGCGCTGGTGCTAACGCAGAGGTCGTTGAGAACATAACTGACCCAAGTGTGTCTGCTTTGATTATCGGCAAGAACGCCGAGAAAGTTTTATCAACGGCAGGGCAAAGGTTCGTGGCATGAGATAACGGCGAGGTTTCGTGGTCGGGTATCGTCCTTATTGGTGCGTGTGTCCCCCCGATTACGGATAGAGAAATCCCCTTCGTGTATGCGAGGGGGATTTTCTTTTCCCCCTTTATATGTATGCGCTATATAAGAAGGGGGAAAAAACGGATAGGACGAGAGAAGCTTTAGCGAAAGGAAGTTTTCATTTCCCCTACCTAGCCGACCAGACCGAGTAGTCGTTGAGCGTAAAGTTGCTGAAGCATGACGGAACTAAATAATCTATTTTCCCGCTTTCATAAAGAGTAAAAATCCTACGAACTTATATTTTCAGTTCCACCCCAAGTCGTTACCCACCCAGGAATTTACGCTCAAAAATTAAAGATGACGCATAGGAAGTAAAAACTTTTATTTGTTATTGACGATTACTGCTCGCTTTATGATAGGATTTTCCCAAGACAAATGACGAAAGGTAAAACATGAAATACGAAGTAGTAGTTTCAGCAAACATCAGAACTGTATGGGAAGCCGATAGTGAGGAACAGGCTTTACGACAAGCAGAGGCTTGGACGGCAGAGGAATATGGCGACCTAGTTCATAAAGCAAACTTTGACGCAAGGGAGATTTCATAATGGCTGAAATCCATTACCTGATTTGTTTTGATACAGAAACTAAAAAATGGAAAGCGGCTGACGAGGCTTTGGGTTCATGGTTTAGAAACGGCCCGGTGTGGGACGGCCCGGATCATGATGAGGGCAAGTGGAGATTACTAAATTATGACGACCCTATTGAAATGGATTTGGAATACGAGGCAACTGAAAAAGTCGGCGAGATGTTACGCCAACTAAATAAGTAGGGGGAAAAAATGCCAACGGCAGGGGAATATGAGATTGAGTTCTTTTGGCTTGACGGAAACACTCCTGACGGCGAGCATCAAGATAGTGTGTGGTGGGAGAACGGAGCGGTCTGCAAAGTTGGCTTGGGTGATTTCGAAGTAACAATTAATGTAGACGGTGTAACTAGGATTGAGGATAGAGAAACGGGTAGCACCTACACAAGCAGTAGCGAGTTCCCTAGCGAGATAAATAACGACAGAGCTTTATCGGAAGCGAGTTCTGGAAACTACCCACGCTTTGAGTGGCAAAACAATTCGTGGTTCGACATTTACACATCTGACGGAGAACACTTAGACATGGTTAATCACGAGGCAGACGAAGCCTTTGACCAAGCGTGTGAGTATTTGATTGAGCAGTTCGTAAATGTTTGTATGATTGAAAATAATCAAATGCCACAAGTTGAGGGCAGACAAGTCGTGGTTCTTGATTTAGATTAGATTTTTGGTAGAATAGACCTAAGACAAAATGACGAGGGGTAAAAAATGCATTGTGTTCAATTACTTTTGGTTGAGGCAGATACTCACCAAGAAGCAATAGGGGAAGTTGAAAGCAGACTAGAGGAAGCAGATTGGTCTGATTGGTCTGAAGTTGGTGGTCGCTGGCAAGGTATGTTCGGAGATGATGAACCTACTAACGCTCTAAATTATGCTAATGACCCTGAAGTATTTATGAAGTGGATAAACACTTTTACTGAATACAGAACTACTAACATAAAAGAGGCTCTCGCTGGTTTAGATAAAAAGGGAAAAACTCTAAATGAAATTGTGGATACTTATGACCCAAGAGTAAATGATTTTGAGTTAGGTATGTCTGGCTACTACATAAGAAGGATTGGAACTTTGCTTGCCGATTATTGGACTAGCGATAGTGCTATCTGGGATTTAGCGGCAGGAACAGGAAATCTAAGTTATCTTATTGAAAGAATAGAAAAAGAACCGAAAAGACAATTTGCAGTAATTGTTGATTTCCACCACTAAAAAGAGTAGAATAAAGATACCGAACAGAAAGGGAAAATAAATGACGGCTTTCGGTGAAATGGTTGAGAACACGACTTACATTGTGGAAACTCCAAAATGTTTTGTGTGTGGAGATTATGGGCAAGTAGAAGTGCCTATGACGGGTTTTCTAATTAGACAACTCGGTGGGCTAATCCAAGAGGCTTACCCCGATTTAGATTTAGGCTTGCGTGAGCAAATGATTTCAGGCACGCACCCTGATTGTTGGGAACTCCGTTTTGGAAAGTGTGAAACGGCGTGAGAACAAAAAAGCAAGTCCGTAAGGACATAAAAGACCAAGCAGAACAAATAATGTATTTCGAGGCAAGTATGCCCGACATAGACAAAGCAACAAAGATGTTAGCCGAACGGCTAGAGAGTCTTTACTATGCTGGTTATGATGACGGATTGGATTACGCAGTAAATAATCCTGACAAACTAGGTGCTTCCTACTAACGACAAAACGAAACGGAGAAAAAATGTTTTTCAATGGATTTACTTTACTAATGATGATTATTGGCGGTGGGATTGGATTTGCTATCTCACGCTGGACTCTCACTACTGAATACCTTGTGGATAACTTAGCCAATAGAGTTGGACACGAATACGACTCGGAAGGTCAAGTTGTTATTTACACAGGACTTTATGACGAGGAACAAGAAGTCTATGCTGAGGGCTACTGATTTTTTCCCCCTTATTATGTAGAGGCGACACAGTAAGTTTGGATTTGCGAAAGGCAGGAAAGTAGGCTATTATTTTCTTACTAGGCAATCACGCTTAGTAAATGACGAAACGAAAGGTAGGAAGTAGCCAATGGCTAGCACTATCAAATCAAGCACCACAACCACAACCAAAAAGGTTGCTGGTAAGACAGTAAAGACAGTTGTTGATGAAACAACAGTTAGCGCAACAAGTGATGTTATTTCACTTGATAAGAACAAGAAAAAGGCAGAAGCCTTGATTGCTGAATTGGTTAGATTGCGTGAAGCAATTACCGATTTGGAAAAGGAAAAGACAGAAGCCACAGAAGCGATTTATGCGCTTATGGGTTGGGAGAAAGTCTTGATTGGCGATACCGAGAAATGGGTCGGCGTTGCTAATAAGGGAACAATCAACGGCGGAACAAGAATTACAATTTCTAACCGCTCACGCACAGATGTAAATAAGAAACTACTAGAAGCAGATTTCCCTGAAGTCTTTGCCAAGACTAAAGTGGAAACTACTTACACAGTAGTATCTACTAAATAGACAATCCCTAGTCGGCAGAACCCCTTGCGAAAGCAGGGGGTTTTGTTTTTCCCCCCTACTATGTATAAAGGGGGAAAAAAGAAAACGGCACGAGGTTGTAGAAAAAGTCAGATAGGCTTGGTAGAATAGAGTTGTTAGCAAGGGGCTAACGGCTAGGGAAAAGGAAAACAAATGAAAGATGTATGGGCTTCATCAGTAAGCGCAGAAATGGCAAACGGCTTGACGAAAAAGGAACTAGAGCAGTTGGTAGAGGAATTAGATGATGCGGTAATGCGTGTCTGCCTAGACTTTGGAATAGAGGGGTAAATAAATGAGCGCAGAGAAGTATTACTCAACGGGTAGAGATTTAACTATCTCAATAGTAGAAATCAAGGCGAGCAGTATGGAAGAAGCTGAAGCGGTTATGCAGAGGTTTATAGATAAAATCGCCGAGGTAATGAAGGACGAGGTTCGCTGGGATGAAGCGGATTGGAGTATTCAGGAAAACACTATGAACGCAGAAGGAACAGGTTATTGGGTAACGGACGAGGGCGTTCCAGATTACTACGAGATGAGTGATGTGGAAGCAGACGCAGATACTCTTGCGAGCGCAGGACACGGAACGGACGAGGACTACGGGGGATAATTTTTCCCGGAGAAGCCCCGCTACTTTTGTAGTGGGGTTTCTTTTTTTCTCCCTACTATGTAAGAAGGGGAAAAATAAAAATAGTTTTGCAGGTAGTCATTACCCGGAAATGAAAACTTTTGGTTGAGTATAGATTTTTCAACAACGCTATGATAAAATTATCTTGTTCATACAAACTAGGGAAAGGCAAGACAATGGACACAATGGAACAGCACACGGTTGAATTAACTAGCGACTGCACTTGCACTAACGAGGACGGCACGCCTAGTAATGATTGTTTTGATTGCTGGGACGACTCAGTATGGTTGTTCAAGGACTTGATGAACACTTGGCGCAAGACGGTTGGCGTGGAGTGGGACACCGTAAGAGTTACTGGCAAAGGTATGGGTTGGCAACGCACTAGCGGTGAAGCGGTAATACCGTTCGATGAAGTCTTAGAGTTATTAAAGATAAACGGGGACTTTACTCTACGGTTCAAGCGTGAAGGCAAAGTCCTTACGGCAACACGGTCAAGCCACGATGAGCCTACTGGCGCAGGATTTACTTTCACCCTTATTAAAGGAGAGGAAGCATAATGGCTTGCGAAGATTTCCCTTGTTGCGGACACGAGATGGGCGACTGCGAAGGACACCTATACGGCTCGGACGAGTCAATTAAGCGGATGGTGATTACACGGATGAGAAGTGAAAACTTTGACCCTTACTACGATGACTGGCTAGAGAAATAGGAGAGAGAAATGGGAAAAGATTATTTATCTATCTTGATGGAGTGGAAGCCTGATGGAAGTTTCACGGAAGAAGATTTATGGGATGCTATCGCTGAAGCGGAAGGAGTAGATGTAAGCGAGATAAGCGATAGGGATTTAACGGAGTTTATTTAATTTTCCCCCATAGTAAGTAGAAGCCCCTGCCAAACGGTGGGGGTTTCTCTTTGCTACATAAGAAGGGGGAAAAACAAATAAACTTGAAAAGGGCAGGGAAGTAGAGTATTATTTTCTTAACGGCAAATCATTAGGGATAAGCCGATTGTTCTAGGGAGAACAAATGCAAAACTCAGACAAGATGACGGTGGGAATTACTTTCACCGTTGGCGAGTTGTGGGAAGCCGTCTTTGGTTCAGACGGCGCAGGAATGGTTCACTGGTCTACCGAAATCAGAAATGAAAACGGCGAGGACATTGATTTATGGACTACCGATGAAAACGGTGAGTCAGTAACAAATCCACAAAACTTCCGAGTTTATGAAGATGAAGAAGAGAAGTGGCACGATGTATCTCTCGAACAACTTCGTGTTGGTTTCGAGAAGGCTCTTGTTGAAAACTCAACTCATTGCGGTGGCTATGCGTTGAAGCTTGATGACTACGACGCTTGCTTCGGCGACATCGTTATTCAGTATGCGGTATTCGGAGAACTTGTCTACGGATAAGCAAAAGTAGAGAAGCCCCTTGCTAAACGGCAAGGGGTTTCTTTTTTCTCCCTATCTATATATAAAGGGGGAAAATAAATAACGGCGTGGAGATATGGAGAAGTGCAGGAAGGTTTGGTAGAATTAATGCACCAGCAAGGGGCTGGTAAAGAAAGGGAATTATGAGCACAAATTATGTTGGAGTATCTCATCCTTGCGACGAGTGCCGAGTAGAAGTAAGTTTTATTATCCCAACAATTGACTCATCAACAAAAACATCGGAAACACTCATTGACGATAAAGGGAATATTGAATACTGGAAAACAATGAGTTGCGATGAGTGCGGAACAGTTAGCACTCACGCTGGTGTCTACCAATCAGAATGGATAGATGTTTAAACTTACATTGAGAAAAGCCCCGCTTCGGCGGGGTTTTTTTTCTTTCTCTATATAAGAAGGGGGAAAAATAAAAAAGGATCCAGGTGAAATAAAAAGTCAGGAAAGTATGTTAGACTTAATACACACTCGCTAAGGGAGCGAGAGAATAGGGAAACAAAAATGGAACTACTAACGAAAGAACTTCGCAAGAAGTTGCCACCGCTTTACGCAAATGAAGAAGTGAAAGACCCAATGGTAATTGCTAAGTTTTTTGCGCTCGCAAGCAACTGGACTTGGTTTGCTATGGAGTTTGACGGAGAAGATTTATTCTTCGGAATGGTTCACGGCTTTGAGAAGGAGTTAGGTTACTTCAGCCTGAAAGAGTTACAGAGCCTGAAACTTTCAATGGGCGGAATCGAAATCCCTGCGGTTGAAAGAGATATCAACTGGACACCCCGCCGACTCTCAGAACTCAAGGAATACGCCTAGAGTAAAACGAAAGAACCCCCGTCAAACGGCGGGGGTTTTTTTCTTTCTATATATAAAGGGGGAAAAAAGAAACACCGAGAATGTTATTGAAAAAAGCATGAAAGCAAAGTAGAATAATAACAACTTGGTAGGGGGAAGCCGTTGGTCACCTGAACGACTTGAACTCTAGAGGGTCGGAAACAATGCGGCTCCCTACTAAGCAACTAGGGAAAAAAGAATATCCAGAAATCGTTGTTCCGCTTGTAGGACAAGACGGCAACGCAGTCGCAATTATGGGACGAGTGGCAAACGCTATGCGTAAGTCAGGAGTCGCACAGGAAGAGATTAATCAGTATCTCGATGAAAGTATGTCGGGAGATTACGATAATCTTCTTCGCACCGCTATCAAATGGGTAGCAACGGAGTAACTTCCCTTAGGAGAAAGCCCTTGTCGAAAACGGCAAGGGTTTTTTCTTGTCTATATATAAAGGGGGAAAAAGAGAGTAGGATAGAAACATGGATAAGATAATGAATATTAAAAATGTAATGTTTATAGGTGATTATTTTTCAATGATAGTAAGTGTTGCCGTATCAGAAGATGATTTACAAAATGGAGAGACTTATGAGGACGCTTGTTTAAGAGCTGCGGGTAATCTTTTGAAAGGGCAGTATGGCTGGGATGTAGTCGCCGTTTCAAATCACATAGGCGTTCTTGATGAGGGAGACCCTAATTGTGAAACTTGTTATGGAGAGGGAAAAGTAAGAAGTGAAGTAAGCGGTCAGATGAGAGAGCTGGAATGCCCCGATTGTTTTAATAAGCGTTGATTTGAAAAAATGCAGGAAAGCGACTACAATCGGACTACAATTTAATACCGACACTAACTAGGGAAAGGAAAGATAAATGGCAACACTTCAAGAGAAGCTAGATGAAGCTTCAGAAGCTTGCGAAGTTATCTTGGCAGAATTGCTGGACGAAATAGAGAAAGACTAAATCGTTCGAGAGAAGCCCCCGCCCCTGCGGGGGTTTTTCTTTTTCTATGTATGTAGGGGGAAAAAGTTTTTGCACCGAAGTTGTAATGCTAGAATAAGAGTCCAGGTAGTAGCGAGGACTTCCCTTCCTATCGCTCCCTGATGAGATAGGCTTCCCTGCCTATCGCACCTCACCCCTGCCTCCCTAGCGGGGGTGAAGTGTCCCTATTGAAAATGTCAGATAGGTAATGTAGAATAAAGACAGTAGCTCGGAAGGGAGAAAGTTATGAGTTATGAAGGAAGTATGAAAGGTTCGGGTATCTACTCCGAAGATGTAACACTTGAGGTTGAGTGTGATGAGTGCGGTAAGTCTTGGGAAGAAGATTTTATGACCGACGACTGGGGAAATGTATCCTCAGAAGTAAAGTGCGAGTGCGGTAATGCTTGGACTTTTGAAAAGGAACAAGAGGAAATGGGCGACCCTAATGCGCCTGATACCTTAGAAGAGTTATGGGGCGAATAGACCCGAAGCCCTCCACCGAAAGGTGGGGGGTTTTTCTATATAAGAAGGGGAAAAATCAGGAAGGTTGAGTGCGGTTATTCTTTAGAGTATGGAAATAGTTCAGAAGGTATATCACTCAAATGGATCTAGTGCGCCGTTTATTGTTGCCATAGTTGATGACCCTGATGCCGGGGATACAAAACTTGTAATTATGTTTGAAGATAATGAATACACCGCCGTTTTATCGTTAGACAGACTTATTGAAAATGAGGATATAGGAGACAGAAACTCTCATAGTGCCGATAAGTATGAGTATGCCTTGCGTGATGAACTTTGGAATGATTTTAACTACTAATTAAGGATTGAGCAATGACCACAATAGCATCAGTGCAGGGTGATGGCTGGGCGGTTATTGGTTATGACTCCAGAGTTTCAGAGGAAGAAGGTAGAACTTATATTCTGCCGAAAGACAATGGAAAAGTTTTTAAGAATGGTAACTACATAATTGGAGTAGCTGGTGATGTGCGGGCTATTAATTTATTGGCTCATGTTTTTAAGCCACCAGTTTGCACCATAAACACTTTAGGGGTAAAACTAAATAAGTTTATGACTGCCGTATTTATCCCAGAACTTAAGAAGTGTTTTGAGGAAGCCTCTTACTCAAAAGATGGCGACCACGAAAGTCAGATTATTGTTTTAGTTAATGGAACTATCTATGAGATAGGTGAGGACTACTCTTGGTGCCACGATACCGTTGGGGCATACTCTATTGGTTCAGGTTCAGCCTATGCTCTAGGCGTTCTTAATGCCTTATCAGAGGGAAAGAAAAGAACTCTCACTAACGCAAGGTCAGCTATCAAAACTGCGCTCGCCGTGTCTGCAAAGTTTGATAACAAAACTGCCGAACCTTTTTATCTTTTAACGCAATACCGAGATTAGTTTTTCCCCCCTTATACATAGACAAAAAAATAACCCCCGATTTCTCGGGGGCTACTTTCTTTAGCACTTTTCGCAAAGTATGTTGCGGTAATAATCTATTTGCCTAATTTGGAATTGCTCTCCGCACCGATAGCAATTTATCCAAATCATTACTTCACTTGCTTTTACTCTTGCCACTTGAGTTCCCTTTCTCTTGGCTTGTATCTTAATTTTATCTTATGTGCCGTCAAAAGTGTGGGAACTTATAAGTTGGCGTGTTATTTATTTATTTTTTATTTTCCCCTTTATATGTAGAAAAAGTCAGGAAAGTCGTGTAGAATAAAGCCATACACACTCGCTAAGGGAAGCGAAGGTGAATAGGGATAAAGGGGTAATTAAATTGCCAAAGGAAAAAACAAAAGTATGTATTGGGTGTTTCTATCCTCTACCGCTTTCACAGTTTAATAAATACAACTGGGGCGTTGATGGAGTAAGAGCAAGATGTAAGAAGTGTTTCGCAATTCACCGCAAAGGTGGCCCGGCTCGCACCGCAAAGCGCAAGGAACTATTAGCAAAAGGATTACGCCCTTGCTCTGGTTGTAAAAGAAGCAAGCCTCTATCCTCTTTCCAAGAAAAAACATACGCAAATGGAAATGAAGGCTGGGAAGGTCAATGTAAGAGTTGCGTATCTAAGTCCTCAAAAGTTAAGAACGCGAACAGAAACAAAGATACAAGAGGTTTCGTGTTTGAGTATCTAAAGAAGCACCCTTGCGTGGATTGCGGTGAAACCAATGTATTAGCCCTAGAGTTTGACCATATTCACAGCAAGAAGTTTGATATTGGAAACGCACTAAATAGCAATAAAGGTATGAAATTAGTTAAGGCAGAAATTAAAAAGTGTGTTGTGCGTTGCTCTAGTTGCCACCGCATAAAGACTCACATAGAAAGAGATACTTGGAGATTTAATCTATCTTTACAAGACAAGGCTACAAGCCGTAAAATTAAGAACACAAAGCAATACAAAACTTTAATGAAGGCGGGGTGATTAAATGGGATATGTAGAAATCTTTCGCTTAGATGAGGAAGGTGCTGGCTGGGTAAATCTAGAGGAAGCCACACCTGCCGAACTCTCAAATCTAGAAAAAGGTTTAGCAGAGGAAGGCGCACTTTAAGAAAGGAAAGGGGGCGCTCGCAAGGGCGCTCTCTTTTCTCCCTATATAAGTAGGGGGAAAATAAAAAGAGAGAAAGGAAAATAAAGCTATGAAGTTTCTACCTGATAGTGCGGTGCTTGGGACACTAGGACACATTAAGAACGCCACAAGAAAGAAAAGAGGTAGTGCGGTTGGGTTGAGTATGGTTAGAGATAGACACGCTTATTACTACCCACGCAGAACCACGCAGGAATTATTAGCCTTAGCAGGACACGCCCGAAAAGCAAATAAAGCAGGAAAGTAGAAAAAAGCAGGGAAGTAGTGTAAAGTTCTACTAGTGGCTAAGGGAGCCACAGAAAGCAGGGACAAAGTGAAAACAGAAGCAAAGTTTATTAGGCGCAGAATTGCGGTTGCTCTTATTGCGCTCGCTCTTATTGCTTGGGCGTTTGACGCAACAACACCTGAACAATGCAAAGTTCCAGTTGAGCAGATGAATAGTTTTTGTAAGGACTTGCTCTACCCGTAAGGGTAGGGCAGGTCTCTATATATAAAGGGGGAAAAATGCCTAGACTTAGAAAACCAGAACCAATTATGTTAAATGATGATGAACTCTATGCGGTTATGCGAGCCACATTTCAACACCCTAAAGTTCGTAAATGGAAGCCGACAGGTTATGAACTAGAGTTATTAAAAGACGCTTACGAAAAAATCGCTACAGAGTATTACGCTCGTGCAGAAGAAGAGCAGCGCATTGACAATGAACTACAACTAATAAGAGCCGAATACGAGGGATAAAAGATGATGTTTGATATTGGCTTTGGGCTACCGACTTACTTGGCTCATATAACTATTGGAGTTGGTCGCTACACCCTTTGGCTAAACATTGTGGCTACTAACTGGAAAACAATTCATTTTGGAAAAAGGTGGGGCGACTGGGTTGGTTGTTTCTCCGTCTTTACTTTTGCCTATACAAGGAAGGAGGGGTAGATATGGTTTTAGATAATGGAACAATGCTTGCAATAATTATTGCGCTCGCAGGTTCGTGTTTTGTTATGGTTGTTGGTATCAGAGCGCAGGGACAGTTGCACCGAGTCATCAACCAAAAGAATGAAAAAATCAGATTTCTTGAAGCGGAAATCTCTAGACAGAAAAGGAAAGAACTAACAAATGAAAGTCGCTAGTATTCAAGAAGAAGCAGTAAAGCTTTATGAAGGTGGGCTGGCTATTGAAGCAGTCGCTAAGGAGTTGGGGGTTGCCTACCGAACTGCAAGAAAGGCTATCTACTCTAAAGGGGTAGTGGCTAGAGACCCTTCTGCAAGGCTACTAGGTAGAACAAGTCCTACTGGAAAGAAGGCACAGGCAAAGACAACAACTACTAAGAAGAGGGGAAAAAAGTAAATGGACTTTAACCGAATTGTTTGGACTGCCGTTCTTTCTATGGCGCTCGCAGTAGGTTCAATTATTGCTGGACTACAGAACAGTTCAGGGGGAGACAGTCTTGCCTTGTCTCTCGGACTGAGTTCTATCGCTCTTGCAACCCTTTCAGCAAGGGAAAGACGCTAGGCGCTCGCAAGTCTCTAAAGTGTGGGGAAGGGCTGAAAACAGTCCTTCCTGCACTTTTTTTGGGGCATTTAAGGATTTTTATGGATTTAGCACGCTCAGCAGGGCTTTTAAGCGTAAAAAGTATTTTTGAGACACGCATACTGCGGATTTGACTAGGGGACTTCCCTGCACTTATGCTAGAGTTTATGCAGTACCAAAGAACGACACAAGGAGATCTACGAATTAGACACTTGAAGTAAGGCTATCCCCTAAGAGGCGATGGTCGGGTTGGCTCAGAGAGCAACCCTGTCCCCGTAACCTAACAAAGGAAAAACCAAATGAACCCAACTCTAAAGACCCCTGAAAAGGTATTGGCGCTGGTATCGCTCTTTATAGTTCTATCATCAGGAGCAGTAGCAGTAGCAGTAGAGAACAAAGTCCAAGAGGTTGTCGCAACAGAGCAAGTGGCAACAGAAAGAGTAAGACCCGTAGTTGAGTCAGAGCCAGTCAAGAAGACTAAGCCTCTCTCCTACTTTGAGAACAAGACAAGCCTTACCGACATTGAGTTGGTGTGGCTATTAGAAGCCGTAGGCTTTGAAGGTCAAGACCTAAAAGAAGCTTGGGCAATAGCCAAGAAGGAAAGCAATGGTCGCCCCCTTGCCTTTAATGGCAACACGCTAACTGGCGACAACTCTTACGGCATATTCCAAATCAACATGATTAACTCTCTAGGCGAAGACCGTAGAGAACCTTATGCCGTTGCTTGGTTCTCTAGTGCCTTCAACTAGTGAGCAAGCGCTCGCCGTTGAGACAGAGCCAGTAGCGATTAAAGAAGAACCAAAGAAGGACAAGAAAGCCCCAACTTTTCAAGCCAACCCTGAAAAGTATGTTTATCTTTCAGCTTTGAAAGTAAATGCTTATGAAGGTAATTCTGAGTCAGTCAAGACAGTTCAACTGCGGTTGAATGATTTAGGCTTTAGTTCAGTAATGAATGACAAGTTTGGTCGTCTTGGTGAAGGAGCAGTTGAAGCGATCAACGCATTTAGAAAGTCCAAGGGACTTAGTGAGTGCGGTTGCTTTGATGAAGAAGTTTTGGCTTATCTCTTTGATGGTCAAAGTGTTGGAGTTCTTCCATAAATTAAGACAACAAAAAACCCCCTTCCTTTTGGTAGGGGGTTCTTTGTTTTAGGGGTTTTATACTTGTGCAAAGATTTTCAATAAGCGGTCTGCATAATCTTTATCAAGACCTAATTGCTCACCTTCATCATCATAACCCCCTGCAATAACTACATCACCGAGAATTACATCAGGAAAGTTTGGGAAGTTAGCCAACCAAATTTCAGTGGCTCTTGAATTTACTGGAAGACCCTGCAACTTTCCTTCTTCATTCATAATAAGTGTGTAACCACTTGCAAGAGTCTTTGGCTCAATAAGACCACCTACCGCCATTTGAAGTGTTAGTAGTTCGTTACTATCTGCCGTTAGGTCAATGATAGAAGCGTTTCCTTCTGCGGTTAGTTTAATTGCTAGTTTCATTTGTTTTCTCCCTAGTGTGGTACTTGGTTTCCCACTACCGAAAGAATAGATTACTTTCCTGCACTTTGCAAGATTAAAGGGAAGCTTTTGTGCGGTGTGTCTTAGAAAAAGAAAAAGCCCCCCTTGGATAGGGGGGCTAATTCTTGCGGTTACTTGGTTAGGAGTAAGTCCAAGATTTCGCTATCTGAAAGGTTGCGGTAAGGGTTCTCATAAGAGTTTGGATTCTCTTCAGTTACCTTAACCTTTAGTACGGTTGCATTCATTCCCTTTGCATTCTTTGCGGTTTCAGTAATTAAATCGCAAGCATTTGTTGCGGTATCAACATGGAAAGAATAATCTCTTTCTGTAGTGATTGTTCCGTTTGAAGTTTCTTCTGTGTACTTAACTGTAATTTGAACTCCGTATGACATTTGTTTTCTCCCTTTTTGTTATTGAAGCCCCTTGCTTCAATAAGTAAAAGATATTCTACTTTCCTGCACTTTACAAGTTTATAAGTAGTCATTTCGTGTACATGACTAGTCATACTTTTTTAGGCTAATAGTCAGTAGGTTACTAGTCAGTAGGTTACTAGTCAGTAGGTTAGAGGGTAGTAGTTACTAGTCAGTAAGTTACTAGTCAGTAAGTTACTAGTGAGTAGTAGTTAGTAGTAAGACCTATGAATAATAAAAAGCACATATATATTAAAAGAAAAACTAGAATAAAAATAACAATAAATAGCCCATAAATCTCCACAAAAAATAAAAAATAAAAATAGAGGGGCATGCTTGCTACAAAATTTATTTTTAAAAGTTAAAAAAGTGTCTTTCAAAAAGGGGGAAAAAATAAAAGATTTTTTTAGAAAAAAAGCCCGGAACGATTTTGAAAAACCCGGAAATATACTTCTGCCTTCTCCGGGGCCAAAAGCAAAATATGGAAAGGTTCATATATTTTAAGCTGTCGTACAAGATTGGATCCCCTTTCTTCTCGTACACCCTTCTAAAAACTCTGTACAATAAGATCATGCTGAACCCGCCTAAACTTCCGATAGAGGAGGTCATCTACATCTCGACGCTTACACGCTCAGAGATGGAGTCACGCCTACGCTCACTGTGGAAGGCAGGTTGGTCACTGGGGGTTATTGGCAATTCCCTCAACCCAGTTGTCCCTAAGACTACGATCCACTTCTGGGTCCGTAGAGCAGAAGATGCTAAGCAGTTAAAAGCAGTTCCACTGCCACCTCCAAAATCTTTAACCACCTCCGTACCCACCAAGCATGCTCCTCGTCTCAAGTCCATATCTCCGGGCGTACCTCCAGAGATCAGAACCAGACTTCGTGAGCTTTCGGTCCTCTCAAAACGCTATAGAGCTAAGACACCTCCAACTAGCCCTCTAGCTCAGGCAAACAACGAGCTCACTCAGATTGCAAGGCAGCTCAGAAGCCGTGGAGTGCCTACAGCAGCCATAGCTGAGGCCGCTGGGGTCACATACCGTGCTATGGCAAGGCGTCTTAGTCAATGAGCCGCCTCTATAAAACAAAAAGCGGCACATACAAGGACACCGAACTGGTTGTGGTTGTTTGGAAGAACCCTAAAAAATCTAAAAGACCTCAATCACGATCCCTTGAGACTATGTCTGCACCTAACTCGAGTTATCCGATGGCTTTCCCGTTAGCCGCTCTTAAGAGTCACTATGCGTGGAAAGAGGCAAAGCATGTAAAAAGCTCTGAAGACTTTGATACGAGCATCGAGACTAGCTCTAGAGAAGCTCCAGTGATACTTGATTTACATTTAGCAGGTTACACGCTAGGCTGGAACGACTTTTATGTCCCTGAAGAATACACAGAGTTTGGATAAGCCTTTTGAGAGCAGTATCTGATGTCTTCCCAGCGTTAGTTTGGATTGCCCCACCCGGTTCCGTTGGTCTTGATGAGCTTTCTATACCTGGACCATCGCCTCAAGGCACTCGCAAGGTAGATAGAGTCAGAGTTGTACTTCTTGGTGACAGTATTCTGATAGCGCAGGACTCTCCACAAGGGCCTACACTTGTCTTCAGAGAGAAGTACACCCATAGACACGTCGATGGGAAGCTTCAAGCAGTTTTAACAGAGTCCGAAAAGGTTGTGGCTTTTATTAAGGACGCTTCTTGCGGTTGTGGGTCGCGTCTTAGAGGTTGGAATCCATATGGACAGAACAATTCCGTCTACTCGAATCAGGACCCAACAGAATGAAAGATATAACTCTTCTGCAGTTTGTTCTTCTAGGGCTAGCTACATACCGTGTAACTCGCCTAGTAACTCGTGACATGGTTACAGCCCCTTTGCGTAACGCCTTTTGGAAAAAGTTTCCACCAGAGTCTTCCTACATTGGCTATTTATCCACTTGTGAGTGGTGTTTTAGCTTTTGGATAGGATCAGGGTTTGTAATTTCGGCTATCATTATTCCATCAGTAACCTACATAGTTGCTACCGTTTATGCGGTATCTGCTATAGCAGGACTGTTGACTGCATATGAAGATAAGTAAGACTTCATATTCCGCAACTAGGATGACAAGGAGTTACCGTGGGTCTATTCACTAACGACACACCTAATCAACCAACTCCTCCACCATCTAAGCCAAAGCGTAAGAGAACTAAGTCAACATTTTCTCGTTCCACACAAGTAATTCAGGCTCCAAAGCCTTCAACAATTTCTTCCGTGTTTACTAACACAGCACAATCTGCAAGCTACTCAACTCCTAGAACTCTTACAGCTGCAGCGGCTCAAATTAAAGTTAATGACAAGGGTGAATTTGAGCAATTTAGAATTCGTCGCTCTGCTGGATCAAGCGCATGGCAAGCAGAAGCTTGGGAATATTATGATGCAATTGGTGAAATCAAATATGCATTTAATTTAGTTGCATCAGTTGTTTCACGAATCAGAATTTATGCAGCAGTAATTGATGATCCATCAGAGACTCCAATTTCTGTTCGTCAATCAGAGTTAATTGATGATCGTCTTGGTGCAGCAGCAGAGCGTGCACTTGCACGATTGAACTCTGCATACGGTGGACAAGCTGGACTTCTCAGAGATGCTGCACTTAACCTTGCAGTAGCTGGAGAATGTTATTTAGTTCAGATGCCAGCTAAACCATCTCAGAGATTGCCTGAGTCTTGGGACATTCGTTCTGTTGATGAAGTAACAACCGATCCTCGTGGCGGTTTTAATGTTATTGGAAGACGTGAACAATCAACCACTACACAAGGTGGAAACGGTCAAGCATCTAAGCTAGGCAAGGATGCATTTGTTGGACGCATCTGGCGTTCACATCCACGTTTTTCTGACGAAGCAGATTCATCACTTCGTGGTTTGCTAGATCTCTGCGCTGAACTACTTCTCCTCAACAGAACATTCCGTGCAACTGCACGCTCTCGTCTCAATGCAGGTGCTCTCTACTTGCCAGACGGACTTTCTGTTGCTTCACAAGGCGATGGAGATTTCCCTTACGACTCAGAAGATGGCATTGGTCCAAACTTTACTGCTGAAGAAGCAGAAGATGAGTTCGAAGAGCAACTAATGGATGCAATGACAACTCCGATTCGTGACGAAGAGTCCGCATCAGCAGTTGTCCCACTTATTATTCGTGGTCCTGCAGAACTTGGCGACAAGATTAAGCAGTTTAAGTTCGAGCGTTCATTTGACCCAGCACTTGCAGAGCGTTCAGATCGTGTACTAGAGCGTATCTTGCAGGGACTTGATGTTCCAAAGGATGTTGTAACAGGTCTTGCAAATGTTAAGTACTCAAATGCAATGCAGATTGATGAATCACTTTACAAGGCGCACATCGAGCCACTTATGTTGCTCATTGCAGATGCTCTAACAGTTGTTTATCTTCGCCCATACCTCATCGCAAATGGTTTTGAAGAGACACAAGTAAATCGCATCGTCGTTTGGTATGACCCATCAGCAATTGCAACTCGTAATGACCGTGCAACAGATGCTGACGCAGGATTTGACCGTATGGCAGTCTCTGCAAACACATGGCGTCGTGCTCACGGCTTCTCAGATGCAGATGCACCAACTCCAAAGGAACTTTCAATCAGACTCCTACAAGAGCGTGGTGTATTTACTCCAGAATTTACAGAAGCAATGCTTTCAGCAGTTGCTCCAGAAGTTATTAACACTGTTCGTTCTCAGCAACAGCAGTCTTCAGTTGCACCTATCCCACCTGAGCTACAAGCAGCACTAGATGCAGCAAGTGA